GATGAAATCACAAAAGCGATGACATCTCTAAAGGCGAGCCTGGCATCCCCCGGCGCCAAGCTTGACAAGGTTGCTGTCGACGGTCTTCTTAGGGAGCTCAACAAGCTGTTTAGCACGAAAGACAAGAACTATCTCGACTACAAGAAGACTATCAAGTCACAGGCAACACAGGTCGTCAATAGAAGGTTTGATGAGGTGATGTCAGGAAACGATCCGTTCCTTCCATCGACAGCAAAGGACACAAAGAAAAAGGCTGAGTCAAAGGCGGCAGCTCACCCGCTGACAACGCTCGTTGAAGCGCTGAACGCATACAACGGTGAAACACCTGTGAAAGAACTCGTGAACCCGTCAGACAAGAAGATCCCAGGGTTCCGTAAAAAGGCAGTGTCGTTTGGAAAACTGATGTCTGTCTTCACTGCCAACACGTTGAAGGGGATAGACGGCATCGACGAGATGCAGCTCTACTTCTACCAGTTCAACGACAAGGCAGGCGCCTGTTCAGCTGTGAACATCGCTGAGTTTCCGATTGACATGCCCGTCTTCATGGACCAGTATAGGGAACACGTTGAGAGGAAGGGAAGTGAAAAGGTAACGCTTGAGGAGTTCTTGCGCATTGCAATCGACGGTCAACTACACGATTCTAGGGCGATCGGTTACGGTTTTCGTCAGTACTATGCGCCCTACGATCCCGCGAACAAACACGATCCAAAGCTCGCAAGCAAGATCAACCCAGAACAGGTTGAGCTCGCAAAGGGCCAGTTTCAGATGCCCGCGATTGAGATATACATAGAAACACTGAATGCATCAACAGTCGGGTCAGACCTCGACATGTTAAAGCAGTTTGAGACCGCAGCACTCATAGCCGGTGCCCCGAACGGTGGTCGTGTCAAACAGTACACGCGCATCATGCGTGTTCATATCTTTGACAAGACGCTTAGCCCGTACAAGCTCCCAGGAAAGATCCTGAGGAGCGATGACGACACTGCATTCCTTGATGTTGAAAACGATTTTGGAAAGCAGAAGTCACCGGGCATTGCAGGAACGCTCGCAAACCTTGCGAGCATCTTCAAGGAGACGATCAGCCAAGACGGAAAGATCCACAAAGACAAGGACACAAGCGTCAGCAACCAGCAGATCAAACACTACGTTTCAAAGATGGTTCCGAGCATCATCTATGGAGGAAACGCCTCGAGCGTGATCACGGCGAACCTTGCATCAAAGCAGGACCCACTCCTGGCAACGACACAGATGCAATCACTCGCAAAGGGCTCAGGCAAGCCTCAGGCGATCTCATTGAACGGTTCTGATGTTGGCGGTCTTCCGCTTCGAATCATTCCAGCGTCGTTGTCGTTGACAACACTCGGTTGCCCGTTGCTGACATTGGCGCAGCAGTTCTTCATTGACTTCAACACCGGAACGACGATCGACAACATCTACCTGCTCACGGGTCTGACCCACACGATTGCTCAGGGAAAGTTTGAATCGAGCATGACGTTAACGTTCTACGATGCGTACGGAAAATTCTTCGGTGCACCTACGATCGCTGATTATGTCAAGTCAATGAAGGTGCCGTGACTTGTAAACCGCGGTGATCTGTTGGTAGGATCACCGTGTGCATCACGTTTGCGTTGATTCTTCGTTGTTGGGAACCAAGCAACACCTGGTGTTCACCGGCACGGGGTTCACGTGGTGCAGGAACGTTCCTAAAGAAACATGGCACCTGAGCGGCGAGATCAAACGCGATAGTGATTGGTGCCTCGACACGCTCTTTAGATTGCACTCGATCGTTGTCGATCTACTTCCTCCGTTGAAGTTCGTCAACGCAATGAAAGCTGTCGCCCGTGATCAGATTGTCGTTCCGTGGCAGATGATCATGCCCTCGACGGCCCACCGGGCCTTCACGAAGAATGTCATTGAGAAGGTTGTTGAGGCCATGAGTAACCTACCCACGAATTATTACAGGGACACGTGGGTGCCTGGAAACACTGTGCTGCGCTCACTGCAGCGGGCGCGGGTTGACCCGCAACGTGTGCAATCGTTAATAGTTGAACACGTTGGCAACGTCAGCGTTGTTGAGACGTTTGTCGGCGAAGATGATGGCTTCGCGAGCCCAGTGACGTACGATAGGTTCGGAACACTCACGGGAAGGTTGACTGTCAAACACGGTCCGGGGATCCTGACACTCAAACGCGAGTACCGTGACATCATCGTATCGAGCACCCCTGGGGGCAGTGTTGTCTCAATTGATTTCGCCGCACTTGAAGCGCGTGTTTTGTTGTACGAGAACGGACGAAGATGCGATGATCCTGACCTCTACGGAATGATCGCTCGTGAGCTCGGTTACGAACGCAATGCAGTCAAAGGTGCAGTCATCAGCGAGCTGTATGGGAGCTCAAAGGCGGCACTCGGCGCCGCACTCGGGATCGAGGGCAAGGACCTCGTAGACTTCATCAAACGGGTGAAGACGTACTTCAACACTCAGCTACTCTTGAAGAGGATCAAGAAGCAGTTCATCGAATCAGGCCGCATCGTCAACAGGTACGGCAGGCAGATCGGTGTCGATGATCCGTTGCCCCATGTGTTCATCAACTACTACGCCCAGTCGACCGGCGTTGACGTTACACTCATGGGTTTCTCAAAGATCGTGACAATGCTCGCCGAGAGTTGTCCGGGTGTCAGACCGTTGTTTGTGCTGCACGATGCCCTCATCCTCGACGTGCCCAAGGTTCACATTGATGAGGTGTATGCCATCAGATCAGTGACTGTTCCAGGGTACGTGCAATCGTACCCGTTGAAGGTCACAAAGTTCGCCTCTTGTACACCTTGACGTTCCTTGTGTAATGTTCAAACATGTCATTGACACCAGAAGAGATTGAAAAGAACTGGGGCAAGATGCTAGCACTCCTAGGGAAGCTCGGAGACAGGTCTGAACCGGCATTGCAGATGGTTGATGCCTTAGGCGAACGCCTGGCACTGTGTCCTGCGTCGGCGAAAAGAGACTTTCACAATGCATTCCCAGGTGGGCTTGTTGACCATTCACTTCGAGTCCTCGGGAACGCTGTGCGTCTGGCGGGTGCGTTCGAGTGGAAGCTTCCGAAGGATTCGTTGATCATCGGAGCGCTGTTCCACGATCTGGGTAAGGTCGGAGACCACGAACACGATTACTACATCCCACAGACAGACGGCTGGCGCGTTGACAAACTCGGTGAGGAGTACACGTACAGCAAGGAGATCAGGTACATGACAGTGCCCGATAGGGGCATCTTCCTGTGCCAACACTTCGGCCTTAAACTCACACGTGAGGAGCTCCTTGCGATTCGTTTGAATGATGGTCAGTACGCAGATGAAAACGCAGCATACAAGCTCAAGGAACCCATGCTCGCAGACTGTATTCACATGGCAGATTTGATCTCTACGAAGCAAGAAAAGGGTCTGCTTCCATGAGGTGCCCCAAGTGCGGTAACTTTGACACCTTGACGTTCAATTTAAGTGATCCACTTGAATTGCTCAGCGATCCACACACTCGTGTTCGACGTTCACCTGAACAGTGCGCTCTGTACGTGATTCGTCAGTATCAATTTAGTGATTGGGAGTGTAGAAAAGATGCCTTTCTTACACGTGATGCAAATAAACGTCGCCGCTGAGTATACTTATCTACATGAGTAACACACTGCTCATGAGGTACATTACGCTTGCACTGGCGGAGGCGAAACTCGCAAGGGTTCCCAACCAGTTGGTTGCGGCTGATTCGGAAAGCGGAAGTAGTAACAATGACAAAGAGGACGAAGTCACAGCGGTTGAAGATGTCAATGAGTTCTCAGGTGTCGGATCGATCGTGGGCTATTCTGCCCCGCTCGGTGCAAACCCTGACACGCTCGGACGAAAGAAAAACACACGTTCACGTTGAAGCTGACGTAATCTACGCTCACACAATGTGTTGAACTTCGGAAGTTTTTTGCCGTAGTGTTTGATCACTGCACTAACGCAGTTGTCTTGTTGCTACGACAAGATCATAGGAAAAAGGAAAGAGAAAACATGGCCATCGACCTAGAGGCGATCCGTCGCCGCGTACAAGAACTCAGTGGAAATCGTAGGAACTCGAACGTTCAACTCTGGAAGCCGGACCTCGGCGAACACAAGGTTAGGGGTCTTCCGTGGAAGACATCGGCAGATGGAATGCCGTTCCAGGAGCGTTGGTTCTACTACGTTGGAAACAACCCAGGCATCCTGGCACCGCACCAGTTCGGCAAGCCCGATCCGATCAACGACCTGATCAGGAAGCTGTACAGCTCGGGCAAACCCGTTGACAGGGACCTGGCGAAGAAGCTTCAACCGAAGATGAGGGCGTACATGCCCGTTGTCGTCAGGGGTCAGGAGGACAAAGGTGTCCAGGTCTGGGCGTTCGGAAAGCCGATCTACCAGCGTTTGCTAAGCTTCTTCACGAACGAAGAGGTGGGTGACATTCTCGATCCGAACGAGGGCTACGATCTCCTCGTGAACATCACCCACACGCCTGGAAAGATGTTCAACGGAAAGCCTTCTCACGATACCGCTGTCGATGCAGCGCGAAAGCAGAGCAAGGTTTCAAACGATCCTGCACAGATGAAGACGCTGCTCGAGTCGGTGCCTGATCTCGATGACATGTACAAGCTGAAGTCGGCGCAGGAGATCGAAACGATCCTCAACAACTGGCTCAACGGGGGCGATAGCGTTGCGAGCAGCTCTGACGGTACGCCGAAGGGTGCTCCGGCTGATGATGAGCTCGATAAACTCGTGAACGAAGTCAAGGGTGAAGCAGCAACAGCGAAGTCTGAAGAGACGAAGCCTGTTGAGAAGGCAGCGAAACCGTCGAAGTCAAAGAAGGCTGCTGACGTTGATGATGCACCTGTCGAGAGTAATAGCCTCGATGAAGCGTTTGATTCACTAATGAAGGACGACGAATAAGGTAACAACACATGGCAAAAGCAGCATCCAAAACAGTTGCTGCCGAAGCTCCTGAGAAGTCGAAGAAGGGTTCGGCGGATGAGATCGATGATCTCACCGCCGCACTCATTCGCGATATCAACAAAGAGTTCGGCATGCGGGTAGCGTATAACCTCAGTGAGACTGAGGCACCCACTGTCGTCAAGCGATGGCTCGACACGGGCTCAATCCAGTTGAACTATGCGATCAGGAATGCTGCCGGTGGCGGCTATCCTGAGGGCCGCATCATTGAGATCGCAGGACCTCCCTCGATCGGAAAGTCACACCTCGGTTACCATGCTGCAGCGAGCGCGCAAAAGCTCGGTGGCATTGTCATCTATGTAGACACTGAGAACGCAACACCGCTCCAGAAGCTCAAGGACATGGGCATCAACATCAAGAAGGGCTTCGTCTACATGGACATCCATGCGACTGAACACGTCTTCAAGGCGATTGAGGACACGATCCTCAAGGCGAAGGGCCTGATGAAGAACGTACCCGTTCTCGTGATCTGGGACTCTGTCGCCGCAACATCACCGCTCGCTGAGCTCAACGGTGAGTATGAGGACAACACAATGGGCCTCCAAGCGCGTGTGATCAGCAAGGGAATGCGCAAGATCACGGGTGTCATCGGTCAGAACAACGTAACGTTGCTGTGTCTGAACCAACTTAGGGACGCGATCGGCGTCACGCACGGTGATCCTCAGGTGACACCTGGCGGTAAGGCGATCCCGTTCCATGCGAGCGTCCGCGTTCGCTTGAGCTCAGGAACGCAGGTGAAGGACGACAAGGGCAATGTCATTGGGATCCATGTGATCATGACGCTGAAAAAGAACAAGGTGGCGCCTCCGTTCAGGAAGTACGAGTTTGACATCATCTTCGGCAAGGGCATCGTCGAACATGAGTACATCTTTGACGAGGTGCGTGCGTACTGTGCAGACAACAAGGTCTTCACAGAGTACGAGCATCCGAAGGATGGGAAGAAGAAGGTGATCATCTCGATCACCGGTGTCTCGTCTTGGCGTTCGCTGCAGATACTTGATGCAACAACGGGTGAGGTCATCATTGAAAAGAAGTTCTACAAGAGTGACTTCGACAAGGTGATGAACGACCCAGAATACAAACCGTTCGTCGACAAGGTGATCGACGCAACGTACACGATCCGCGGTGATGAGGACGATGACACCGGTGAAGGCGAATCACCCGAGACAGACGATCACGTTGAGGCGGTCGCAGATGTTGCATGATCAGTTCATCACCGTCAAGATCAGAAGAAGCAATGAAAAAGCTTCAGTGCCCGTCTACAAAACACCGGGTGCTGCAGGATGCGACGTTGAAGCGAAAGAAGATGTTGTCATCGGAGCTGGTTACTCAGCACTTGTGAGCACCGGACTTTTTCTAGAGGTTCCTGAGGGTTATGAGTGTCAGGTCCGACCACGATCGGGATTAGCGCTATCACACGGTATCACTGTGTTGAACTCACCCGGAACGATAGATTCAGACTACCGAGGTGAGGTGAAGGTTTTGCTTCACAACACGAGTAAGTTGCCAGTACGCATTGAAGCAGGTGATCGCATCGCACAGCTCGTGTTCGCGCCAGTTGTCAGGGCTGTCTTCTATGAAGTGGATGAATTGACGGGTACAGAACGCGGTCTTAGTGGGTTTGGATCAACTGGTGTATAATGTATGCAATGAACACAACACTATTTTGGTCGCGGATCCCGGGAAACTTTGTCAACAAGAAGACAGGTGAATCATACGAGAAATTGTGTGAGCGGCTCTTGCCGGCCGGCGGAAATCAGTTGAAGTTTGACGGCTCTGCACGTGAGTGGTATGAGACGTTGGTCGAAACGATAATTGATTGCACCAATCAAATGAACCCGACTGGTATGAAGTGTGAACGTGTTGAACTCTTCATGAACAAAAACGTTGCTGTGATTCTTGAGGCGTCTGTTATGTTCAACCCAGCGATCAAATCACTCAGAACACGCGGTCGTACACTGCACGGTGTCATCGCCGAGAGGATGAATGTGTACGTCAAGAACACGTCATCGTGTGACATCGTCATTGAAGCAACGTATGCAGACACGTTCAAGAAAAAGAAGATGACAGGTGTTGTCAAGGTTCTAGACATCAATCTAGGATTCTGATAATGAACTACTAACCCATCACGGGTTAATGTTTGTTCATGTCACAACCGCAGCAACCTGTGCTCATAGTCGACTGCATGAACCTGTTCGTGAGAGCGTACAGTGCGTTCCCGACGATGTCTGCTCATGGGTATCAAATGGGTGGCGCGATCGGGTTCCTAAAGACACTTCGTCGTCTTGTCATGGAGCAACAACCCTCAGCCGTCTACCTTGCATGGGAGGGCGGAGGTTCCCAACGTCGTAGGAGTTTGTACGCCGATTACAAGATGAACCGCAGGCCTGAGAAGCTCAACCGTTTCTACGGTGATGACATACCTGACACAGACGATAACAAGAAGCACCAACTAATCTCGTTGCTCGCGATGCTGAAGTGTGTGCCAGTCTGTCAGGTCTACACATCAGACTGTGAGGGAGATGACGTGATCGCATACCTAAGCTGCGGTCCATTGAAGTCCGTCGCGAAGGTCATTGCATCGTCAGACAAGGATCTGTACCAACTGCTGGGTGATGGCACCAAGGTCTACAGCTTTCACAAGAAAACGTATGTCACAGAAGAGGATGTCTTGAGCGAGTTCCGTGTGACGGCTCACAACTTTGCGATCGCCAAGGCTCTATGTGGAGATCCGGGTGATAACGTTCCTGGGATCAAGGGACTCGGTTTCAAGACTGTCGCCAAACTGTACCCGTTCTTGGGCACCGAGCAACACGTTTTGCTTCAGGATGTGATCGATTACGCTGCCGCGCACAGTGATGAGTCAGTGATCCACAGAAGGGTCGTCGAGCAACAGGAAGACCTACAACGTAACTGGAAGCTCGTTTACCTCGACGGCAGCATGCTGTCAGCACACCAGCAATCTCAGGTTGACAATGTGTTGAGTACATCACGGCCTCGTGTTGATAGGATTGGGCTCGTCAAACAGCTCGTGAAAGAGGGTATTGGCGATTTTGATGTTGAAGGGTTCTTCTATACGTTCAACGTCATCCATGGGTTAGAACACAAGACGAGTGAAGAAACAAAATGAGTGACGACAAACCAAACCAAGTAGCACCAGCGGTCACGTTTGGCCAGTACGGAAAATCGTTCCAGGAGAAAATTCTCCAGGCGATGCTCGGCGACAAACAATTCGCGGAACAAATGCTCGAAGTTTTTAACGTTCAGTACTTTGAGTTGAAGTACCTAGTGTTCCTTGCCGACAGGTACTTTGGTTACGCGAAGAAGTACAAGGTGTTTCCAACACTTCAGTTGCTGGTGACGATCATCAGGGACGAGTTGAAATCGGGAACAGACGTCATACTCCGTGATCAGATCATCGATTACCTCACCCGCATGCGGGCAAACCCAGATCCCGGTGACCTCCAATACGTCAAGGAAAAGTCGCTCGACTTCTGCAGGAAGCAGGCGCTCAAGGCCGCGCTCGAGAATGCGGTAGACCAGATGGCGGCCGATAAGTACGAGCAGATAGTCGATGGGATCAAGAAGGCAGTGTGCGTCGGCACGGCACCTCAGCTCGGACACGATTTTTTCAATGACTTTGAGGCAAGGTTCACGAAGCTGCAACGAACGGCCATCGCAACGGGTCTCGCAGAGCTAGACAAACGCGATGTGTTGAACGGTGGCTTGGGTGAAGGTGAACTGGGCGTTGTCGTCGCGGCAACAGGTGTAGGAAAGTCACACTTCCTAACGTTTCTAGGTGCTAACGCCCTTCGCGCAGGCGGAGATGTGTTGCATTATACGTTTGAGCTCTCTGAGGCTGCAGTTGGTCGTCGTTACGATTCGAACCTGTGCGCCATCGATTCAAATGACGTCATCGACAACAAGGTTGACATCATTGAAAAGTACAAGAGTGCGAGGCTCGGCCGCCTGATGATCAAGGAGTTTCCGACAAACTCAGCGAGCATCTACACGATCAGGGCTCACATTGAACGTCTTGAACTCAAGGGGTTCAAACCCAGCATGATCATCATTGACTACGCTGACATCATGCGTTCAACGCGCCAGTACGATTCATTGAGGCATGAACTCAAGCTGATCTACGAAGAGCTAAGGGGGTTCGCTAGCGAAAAGTCATTTCCTATCTGGACTGCGTCACAAAGCAACAAAGAAGGTTCAACTGCTGACATCGTCGACCTGAACAACATGAGTGAGGCGTACGGTAAGGCGATGGTCGCGGACGTTGTGCTAAGCATCTCAAGGAAGTCACACGAAAAATCCAAGGGTTGGGGACGGTTGTTCATCGCAAAGAACAGGGCAGGCCGTGATGGGATCGTGTACCCGGTCAAGATCGACACGGCGAGAAGCGTGTTCGAGATCGTCGGTGGACCGGGCGACATTGAGGAAGCAAGGCAGGATGATGAACGTCTGACGAAGAAAATGCTCCGTCAGAAGTGGGAGGAGCTCAGAAAGGATCCGGCCCTTCAAAAACATGACGAGAGCGATGATTCAAAAGAACCCAAGGGTTCGGGCGAATAGTTATCAGAGCGTTGCATGAGTCTGAGCGTCGAACCCAACTTTGCCTCAAGACTGCAACCAGATGAGCGTCAAAGGGATAACTTGATGAACACGTACACGTATGAAGAGGTGCGCCAGGCCTCTGTCGATTACTTTAGGGGAGACGGTTTGGCGGCCGACGTATTTGCGGGTAAGTACGCCCTTCAGGACCTCAAAGGAAACACATATGAGCTGACTCCAACAGACATGCACCATCGTCTTGCGAGGGAGTTTGCACGTGCCGAGAGCCGTTATCCGAATCCAATGTCTGAAGATGAGATCTTTGAGATGCTCGCCGACTGGCAGGTCGTGCCGCAGGGTGGTCCGATGTCGGCGATCGGAAATGCGTTCCAGGTCCAGTCATTAAGCAACTGCTTCGTCATTGAGTCGCCTTACGATTCGTACGGTGGTATCATGAAGGCTGACCAGGAACAGGTCCAGATCATGAAGCGTCGCGGCGGTGTCGGTTTTGACATCTCATCGATCCGTCCGAAGGGTCAACCTGCAGCGAACGCCGCCCGCACGACGGACGGGCTCGGAGCCTTCATGGAGCGTTACAGCAACACGTGTCGTGAGGTTGCGCAAGGCGGCCGCAGGGGTGCACTGATGTTGACGCTGTCAATTCATCACCCAGACGTGTTGACGTTCGCCAACATCAAACGTGATGATGAAAAGGTGACAGGGGCAAACGTGTCTATCCGCATGACAAACGAGTTCATGCATGCTGTCAGAGACGGCGGTCAGTACCAGCAACGCTTTCCAGTTGAGAAGGACGCAAAACACGTCCTTGAACGATGGGTCGATGCGCGTGAGGTGTGGAACAACATCGTCTCGGCAATGCGTGATTGTTCTGAACCGGGCATGTTGTTCTGGGACGCCATCAAGGAACGCTCACCCGCAGATGCGTACGAGCAGTTCGGCTACGGTACTGTCAGCACAAATCCTTGCGGTGAGATCACTCTAAGTCCATATGATAGTTGCCGTTTGTTGTTGATCAACCTGAGTAGGTTCGTTAAGGACCCATTCACACCGAAGGCTCGTTTCGACTTCACCCACTACGGGACAGTGGTACAGAAATCGCAACGCATGATGGATGATCTGATCGACCTCGAGCTCGAGGCAGTCGATGCCATCATCGCAAAGATCAAGGCTGACCCAGAACCGGAAGAGGTGAAGCACGTTGAGCTCGAACTGTGGCGCAAGATTCGTGAGGTCGCTGTCAACGGCCGGCGCACCGGGCTGGGCATCACTGCATTGGGCGATACATTCGCATACCTGGGCATGTCGTACGGATCCGATGAGAGCATCGCATTGACGAGTAAGATCTACAAGACACTGGCACTCAATTCATATCGATCGTCTGTGACAATGGCATGTGAGCGTGGTCCGTTCCCGATCTTCTCTCACGATGTGGAGCGCGATCACCCATTCATCAACCAGATCATGGACGCCGACCCCAAGCTTCGCGCTGACTATGAGAAGTACGGTCGACGCAACATTGCAAACACAACAACCGCACCCGCAGGTTCGACATCAATCGAGACCCAGACAACGTCCGGGTGTGAACCTGTCTTGTTCGTCGAGGCAGTCAGGAACCGCAAGATCAACCCGAGCGATAAGTTTGCACGTGTTGACAAGGTCGATGACAAGGGTGACAAGTGGCAGTCGTACAAGGTGTTCCACCACGGCGTTCAAAAGTGGATGGACATCACCGGTGAGACGGACACGACAAAGTCGCCCTACCATGGGTCGACAGTCGAGGAGATCGATTGGATTAAAAAGATCGACATTCAGGCGGCCGCACAGAAGTGGATATGTCACAGCATCAGCAACACCACAAACCTTCCAGAGGACGTTCCTGTCGACACCGTTGAGAAGCTGTGTTGGCATGGGTGGGAAACGGGCTGTAAGGGGGTGACGATCTACAGGATCGGTTCACGTGATGCGGTGATTGTCAAGGAGTCTGACTCAGACCAACCGCTCGAGATCGTTGAATCCCACGCGCCGAAGCGTCCCAAGGAACTGAGTTGCGACATCCACAGGACGACGATCAAGGGTGAAACGTACCTGGTGCTCGTTGGCATGTTGAACGACAGACCATACGAGATCTTTGCGGGTCTTGAGGAACACGTTGAGGTGCCCAAGAAGGTGAGATCGGGAACGCTCATCAAGAACGGTAAGAACAAGGAGGGCATCGTCACGTACAACCTCAGGATCCCGCTCGGTGAGGATGATGGGATGGTGTTCAAGGATGTCGTGAACCTATTCGATAACCCAGAGAACGGTGCCCTAACACGTGCAATGTCCCTGTCCCTTCGTCACGGGGTGCCGATACAGTATGTCGTCGAGCAGTTGAGGAAGGACAAACACTCTGACCTGCAAAGCTTTTCTAGCGTCATCTCGAGGGTCTTGAAGCACTACATCAAGGACGGCTCGACTGCAACATCACAGAAGTGTTGCTCAGAGTGCAAGACGGGTGTCCTAACGTACCAACAAGGATGCATAACGTGTGCAGGTTGTGGTTGGAGCAAGTGTTGAACACAGCGTTTACGGTGATACTTATCACTCGGAGAACTACGACATGGGCCTAACGAAACGACAGATGCACGTGATCAATGGATTCATTCAGAACGATGTGCAGGATGCATTGAAGGGTCGCAAACGCAAGGATGAGCTCCTTCGTCGTGGTGAACTGCAGGAGCGTTTGGTTGAGGCAGGTCCTGATGCATATCGTGTTGATTTTGCGATCACTGATGAGGTCGTCACCACGATGGTTGATAATACCGGCCACGCGATGGCGATGGAGTTTGTTGAGAAGTTTGTTGAGAAGTTTTTCATGTCTCTCGCTCGTCTAATGAACAACCACGCCATGGCATACGACAAGGTTGATGCGTATAGCTTACGTGATGAGCTTGAAGACTTTGCTCAAGAAGACATGATGCATGAGGCGCAAGAGTGTGTGACAGACATTGTGACTGCTCTTGAAAAGTATGCAAAGAACATTGGTGAGCTTGCTGTTCACATGGCGGGCGGTACTGAAGCAGATGAAGTAAGGGATGACGTATGAAGAAGCGAATTGTGAAGCTTGACAAACAACAACTCAGGAGTCTCATCACTGAGGCTATTATGTCACGTTCACCTGGTGATCCCTTGTGGTCACCGCCGAGAGAGAAGAAACGTGCTGTAAAAGAGGTTGTAGTTGATCAGCCTCTTCACACAGCCCCACCGTCAGTTGCCTCTGAAAGACTTCAGCCTACGCTTGATGCATTGAGCGATACGCTTTCTGATGTGTGGACAAGTCTTTATGACGAAGGCGATCCGGTGCAGTCTGAACACGGATTGGCAGAGTGGGAAACCCAGGTTGACATTGCTGTTGATGAAGTTGTCTCCACACTCATGGACACAATTGATGATGTTGAACAGAACCTTCACAACGGGGAGTACTACGGTAAGTGATGAAAAAGAAAACTCTAAGACTGAATGAAATTCAGCTTCGTTCGTTGATAAACGAGGCAATCATGAGTAGATCACCTGGTGATCCATTGTGGTCTCCACCGTCACATTCTGTGGCGACAGAGGCTGTCACGAGCGGCCGTCGGCCGCCTGGCGGTCCCGTAGGCAACATTGATCTACATGTGATACGTGATCAGTGGGCCGAAGAGATGAAGATGCGATACGATGAAGGTGATCCGTCAATGGAACACCTCGGACAGGCTGCCTGGGATGCGCAGGTAGAAGACGCTGCATCAGAGCTCTATGATGAGTTCGAGCGTGTGTTGAATGATGTTGAACAAAAACTTACTGAAGGCGAGTACTATGATAAACACCGTTACGGTGGTCCACCGAAATTCGGCGGACGTTAGTAGGTCGTAATGAAGATGCGTTTGGGTGATGTAAGGGGTGTCATCCGTGAAGAGTACCTTCGCGGCGTCCCTGAATTTGTCCTTCGTCAGGCGACTGAGCGCTACATTGAAGAGGTCAGGAAGCATGTTTTTAAGTTCATACTCACGAATAAGTCGACAACACCATCAGACCAGCGTGCAGCGCTAGCAGCATGCAACAAGGTGTTAGAGGACCTCGAAGAGAAGGCGAACGATCTTCTTGATGATAGCTTGTTTCAGTTCGTCCGCCAGGTTTGATCCAACCGCTCGATTCGTAGTATTGTTCTCTCATGGAGACACACTACTTTGACTGTGTATGTGGTCAGTTCAACCATGTTTTTAGGTTCACACTTGAACATGATTCAGGTGACCTGATCCTCGATGTTCAATTGAGACATTGGGAAAAGTGGTACAAACGTGTCTGGAACGCGTTGAAGTATGTGTTTAACAAGCAGGTGAAGTACGGGTTCTATGACACAACGATGCTCCGTGAAGAGGACTACGATCGTCTTCGTGATCTGATGAAACAGGCCGAGATCGCGCGAACAGGCGCGATCATGCGGCATCGTGGGCGTGAACAACAGTTGAACGGGTGATTAGAATGGTAACACCATGCCTCATTCAGCAAAGGTTCTAGCAGATAGCGTCAGCCCCGATGGCGTGCGGCTCACTACGTTGGAGGTCTGTTTTCCACGCATCATACTTGCAGAGTTCAACACCCACCGCGTCTTTAGTAGGAACAGTGCAAGTTCACGAGCAATTCCTGTTGAGAAGATGATCAAGATGGTGAAGGAGGACCCCTACATTCCGACGCACTGGGGCAAGAATCAGAAGGGCATGCAGGCTGAGCAAGAATTGAACGATAGCGAGCAACTAAGCGCCCGTGAATATTGGCACATGGCACGTGAAAACGCCGTCAGGGCTACTCAAAATTTGTTACATGTGGGTGTTCACAAACAGATCACGAATAGGTTGCTTGAGCCCTTCATGTGGCATACAGTAATCGTAACCGCAACTGAATGGACGAATTTCTTCAATCTGCGCTGCAATCCGATGGCACATCCTGAGATCAAGCTCGCGGCTGAGCTGATGCGCGATGCAATGCAAGAGAGTGCGCCGCTTAGGCTTGATTACGGACAGTGGCACCTGCCGCTGTGCCCTGAGCTTTGGGAGACGGCGAATCAGTACCCGTCGAAGCCCGAAGACCTGCTGTACTGGTGTAAGATCAGCGTCGGCCGGTGCGCCCGCGTGAGCTACCTCACTCACGACGGCAAGCGCGATCCGCAAGCAGACATCGAGCTTACAGACCGCCTGCTCGAAGCTGGTCATCTGAGTCCGTTCGAACACGTCGCGCGACCGATGACATACGAGGAGATCAAGGATCATGAGCGTGGCTGCGAGCCCGTGAACTCCGTTCCGTTCAGCGGAAACTTCCGTGGGTGGGTGCAGTACCGTAAGGTCATTCCGAATGAGGCTGACATCTTAGGACAACGCGTGTGATCAAATGAAAGTTGTGATGATCAGTGAAAAAAGACTCGATGAACTCGTCAAGGCGATGTTGAACAGGCTTGAGTTGAGAGAAACAAAGCATAAAAACCTTGATTTTCATGCTGTCAATTATGAAGTTTATGTGCTCTTGGAGAAGATCGTTGAAGGCGACATCAGATGAGTAATGATCACGTGATTGACAAGCTTCTAGCAGACTATCTCGAGCAGGTAGATGATCAGTGGGATGTTGACACTGCCGTCGAGACACCCAGGGCATTGGCTGGTAGCGGTCCAAAGAAACGTAGCGGTGAATACCTCATCTCTGATCTTCTTGCTGCCTATGAGGCATCAAAGAAAGCCAGCAATCGTGAGTAAGCTCAGCGAATACGTTTTGACAACACGTGATCTGAGTAACAGAGAACTGGCATGTCACGCCGGAACGCTTGCTGATGAGGTGCGCTCTCTGGAAGAAAACATCAAGATGCTCATCATAGAGCGTGATCACCTAAAACACGAGCTCGCTGCCGCCCGTATGGATAGAGTGTGAGCTGACAAGCATACGTATGCAGCATGTATCAGTACGCAGCTAAGCTACATCGTGTTGTCGACGGTGACACAGTTGATCTTACAGTCGACCTCGGGTTCATGGTCGGGATCCTCGTGAGGTTTCGTCTTGAAGGGATCAACGCACCTGAGTTGACCGGCGAACAAAAAGAATCAGGCAAGACGTCAAGGGATCACCTGACGCAGTTACTGACAGACGCAAAGCTCGACATCATTCGTGTTGACTCAACGGGTAGGGACAAGTATGGTCGTTGGGTCGCTAAGTTGACATACGTTAGCGAGACAACGGGCGATGTCGTTGATGTGTGTCAACAGATGATCTCTGACGGTTTCGCAGTGGCACAGGCGTATTGATCTTTGCACACAACGGTGTTAGAATCAGCACATGCTTGCAAAGGTAGTTGCGATCTGCGGTCCTGACAAGTCTGGTAAGGCGACGCAGTCAAAGATGCTCGCTCATACGTTGAAACGTTACGGTGACAGGGCAGTGCGTGTTGAGGTGCCGTTCAACGATCGAGTGACACATCGTGTTCTCTACTGGATGCTCAGGAACGGCACAGCAAAGAGCCACCCGAACCTGTTTCAAATCATCCAGTTCTTCAACAAACTGTTCTTTCAGTGGACAGTGCTCTTGTGGCTTCGCCTGACGTGCTCATGGGTCGTCCTCGATCGTTGGAGTTTGTCAGCGATAGTCTACGGCGATGCGACCGGTGTTAACAAAACGTTGAATACGTTCCTGTATCACCTGTTGATGAAACCCGACCTGACACTCATCTTGACAGGTTCATCCTACGACCGTAAGTCTGTTGATGACTCATATGAGAGCGACAGTGACCTGCAAAAGAACGTTAGGATGGGTTACATGACATGGGCAGCGCGGCACCTACACAAGGGTAGGTTTGACATCATCGGCAGTTACGGTACACGTGATGAGGTTCATGAGCGTGTGTACAAGCGTGTCTTGAGGTTGGAGGATAATGACAAAATTTGATGTGATCGTCGCAGATCCTGCGTGGGGTTTCAATGACAACCTGAAGAAGATGAAGCGCCGCGTCAGGCGATCTTCGTCCTCGCAGTACAGGGTCATGACGCCGGCACAGATCGCCGCACTTCCAGTCGGTGATCTGGCAAACCCACGAGGCTGTCTTCTCGCACTCTGGGTGCCTGGCAGCATGCTGTTGCACGGACTCGATGTGATGAACGCTTGGGGCTTTAAACACAAGCAGATCTTCGTCTGGGTAAAATTGAAGAAGTGTCATCGTGAAGAGGATGACCCGAACAATTCAACACGTGTTGGCATGGGTCGCCTATTCAGGCAGTCTCATGAGATTGCATTGATCGGTACGTCAGGGAAGTCTGTCTATCCGCTGCTTGAGGACCACTCACAGAGGTCTGTCGCGTTTGACCTCAATCAAGGACACTCAATCAAACCGCCGACGCTACAAAAACGTCTTGAGGTGATGTTTCCGGATGCTGAGAAGCTCGAGCTATATGCTCGCCGCCCAAGGAAGGGCTGGACGTGTTTGGGTGATGCCATCGACGGAAAGGACATCGCAGTATCGCTACATGATATCCTGTCACAGATCCCACAGGTTGTGTAGTATCAGACGCAGGAGAACAACACATGAGTTTCAGGCTTGCAGACAGCGTATCGATGAGGTTGGTCCAGATCTTTCAGGAGGCAATGATGACTGGTGTCGACGGAGCTGACCTCCTTCGTCAGGTTAGGCTCGAACTGGATGAATCTGATCCTACATCGCTCGTGCTCACGAGAGAGTACACGCAGCAGTTCACAGAGGCGCTCAAGAAGCTCGAGGCGGAGGCACTCACACAACACACAGCACGTCAGTCAACGAAGTTGATCGTTGGTGACTGATGTCCCTTGAGCTTGTTGTCATCGCGATCATACTGATCGTGTGTCTTGTCGTGGGTAAGGAAACAGATGAATAACACCAACAACAGTGACACACTTTTCAAGTGTTCGTTTTGCGGCAAGACACAGAAAGAGGTAAAGAAACTCATCGCCGGACCGATGGTCTTTATCTGTGACGAGTGCGTTGTCTTGTGCAACAAGACCTTACATCCAGGTGAAGATCGTCAAGATAACGCTGATGATATGCTGTGTCAGATGTGGCTCCAGCAGGAACAGTTCATGCACCTCCTCAGGAAGGAACGCGGTTTCCCAGATTTCCCCACTGACATCACGTCAAAAAAGGGTCAACAGTTCCTCAAGGACATCAGGAACCACCTGATGGAAGAACTGTTCGAGGCAGGTCAGCACCTGAAGAATGCAAAGTCTCATCGCGCAACAGACCTACCTGATGTTGATCGTGAGGCATACAAGGAAGAATTGGTCGATGCTTTACACCTGTTCTTCGAGCTCGTCATCGCATCAGGTGTGACGCTCGATGAACTGTTTGATGTCTACATGACAAAGGGTGACACAAACACGCAACGTATAATGAAGGGATACTAAGATGACTGAATTCATTTCTTTGAACACAAACCAATGGTCACTCCATGTTGATGGAATTGATGCTTTTCTTGTGCAGGGCATCATCAACTTGATGCTTTCAAAAGACAGTGAAGAACAATTTGTCACTATTAAGCTTGTGAACGCCAAAGGCAGCGATCAAAACAAGAGGATCAACGAGTGGCTACATGATCCTGTGCGTAAGGATGCTGTGCTCAATTTCACTGACGTCGCAGGCAACATTTGTCAACAGTGGAAGTTTCAAGTCAAACCTGAACGTTTGAGGTTTGAATACCTCAATTACAATGATCATCATCCTATACTGACGTATCTTGACGTTGTGATCAGCGACGTTGTGATTAGTTAAACACATGCGTGTTAGTGTTGGGCGTCTAAAGAGGATTATTCGTGAGGTGATCGATCCTGAATCATGGTACTATGACTATGAACCTGGGATGACGCTCGATGACATCATCAGGTTGTGGCAACATCCAAAATCGGGCAATGATAGGCGCGGAAATCCGCTCCCAAGACAGAAGATGTATGATCGTTCACAACCTGTTATGATCCCAACATCAGAACTATGGCCGCATAGAGAATACACACGTTCAAAAGAAAATGGTTCCAGGTCTTATGCTGAATGGGATGAACTTAGAGACTCATTGAAAACAAATGGTTGGGATCCAGGAAACCCTCTTATGTTCAATGTCGGTGAAACAGGCACCAAGGTTGGAGAAGGAAACCATAGGTTGGCGCTCGCTCGAGAGCTCGGCATCAAAGAAATTCCCGTTGAGTTTCACTTCCAGACAGGAAACGTGGTGAAGACGAAGCTGCTCACACCCGTCGAAAGGCTTGCGAGAGAAAAGAAGCGTCAGCGTCAAATGTCTGCTCCCACAAAACGAGAACCTGTAGAGTTCGACAGCGAAAAAGAAAAACAGGTCGACGACCTCATGAAAATGTTGTTCTGAGAACAAAAAACACATCATGTATGATCTTGACACTTGTATTAGGTGTAAGTCAGACGAACAACATGATATGATCATGAAATGTTACCGTTCATTGTCGACCCGACGTCCTACAAAAAGGACATCGCGTTTACACAGGCGAAACTGTACGTTGATGAGTTTTTGGCCCTCAACGGCCTGCATCCTCCGACGCGATTGATCACAATCGCGGAAACAAAGAACGATAATCGTTGGAAAGATTACGGTTGGTATACGTTCATTGACTCAACGATGTTCGTCAATCTGAAAAAATCGCGTACACCTGTCAAGACGCCCGGTTTCCAGTGGTCGTACACAGGATTCAAAGCGGATCTAACAGCACCAGGAATCCTTGCTCACGAGACTGGTCATCACATTCACAGGATAATGTCAATCCGCAACGACGATCTTGGGATTAGAAAGATGGTGGACTTTATCTACACGAGTGTAGAGGGAGAACGAAGCGTGTCTGGGTACGAACCGAACGCATATGAGGTCTTTGCTGAGTCAACACGCCTCTTCATCTTGAACCCTGAACTCCTTCGTCTTGGACGACCGAAGAGATGGTCGATGCTCACAGATCGTCTAGGACTCAAACCACCACACGATGTTCATTGGCGCCATGTGCTAAAGCATGCGCACCCAAGGATCATCGCTGCTGCAGAGAAATGGATCAGCAACAATGCACTTTGACGTCGAAAAGCGCACCATACTTTTGGCCCGACACGGGAGCCACGCCTATGGGACAAACATTGAAGGCTCGGATGAGGACTTCAAGGGTGTGTGCATTAAGCCCAAGGAATGTTACCTGGGTTTCGTTCAGAGGTTTGAGCAGTTCGAACACATGGGTGCAAAGACGGACGGCATCGACAAGGTCATCTACTCACTCGATAAGTTCGCTGCGCTTGCCGCAGACTGCAACCCGAACATCATTGAACTTCTCTGGGTCGATGACGCCGACATCGTTCACATCGACACGTTTGGTGAGGAGCTCAGGTCGTTCAAGGAAGAGTTCATCTCAAAGAAGGCACGATTCACGTTCTCAGGCTACGCACACGCCCAGTTGAAGCGCATTAAGACGCACAGGTCGTGGTTGCTCGATCCTCCGAAACGTCGGCCAGAGCGATCCGACTTTCACCTGTCTGAGACGACGAAGGTCTCTCAGTCTGAACTCGGTGCCTTTGATGCTGCTCTTAGGGACGGCATTGAGATTGAGCTTCCAAAGGATGTTCTCACACTCTTCACACGAGAGAAGCAGTACCAGGCAGAGAAAACGCGCTATGACCAGTACATGAACTGGGCACGTTCGCGTAACCCTGCGCGTGCTGAGCTCGAGGCAAAGTACGGGTACGACACGAAGCACGGTGGACACCTCATCAGGTTGATGAGGATGTGTAGGGAGATCCTCCTCACAGGAAAGGTTCTCGTTAAACGCCCTGATAGGGATGAGTTGCTTGCAATCAGGGTAGGAAAGGTTTCCTACGATGGCCTCATTGAGGAAGCAGAACGGATCGAAGCCGAGTGTGACGAGTTGTACAAGACCTCTAGCCTCAGGAAGGAACCCGACCGTACCGCGCTCGATGTGAGGGTCATCGACATGACAGATCGTTACCTTCGACTTCATGGATGATCATCAGCAATGTCTAAACGGTGAAAACCAACACCACAGTGTGGTAGTGTTGTTATCATGAGTCGCTGCTGGGGTTGTTGTCAAGAAAACTGTAACTTCTTGAAGAGCTGTAGCTGTAGCTGTCACAATGGTGATCGTCGGCGTACACGCCGCCCGCCTGTTCTACCAGCGCTACCGACAATCGGACAAGAAAAACCTCCTGAAGCGAACAGAACAGAGTTCAGCCTGTATGCAGTCAGATCACATGATGGAAAGTGGTGGCAATCGTACACCGTGAAGAAATCACCTGCGAGATGGGTTGATGATGTTCGTGATGCAAAGCTCTACACAAAAAAGGGCTCAGCCTTTGCAAAGGCGGGTGTTATCGCTCATGAGAACCCATTGAAACCGCTGCCAACAGTCATCGAGTTCACCACACAGGAGTTGGTGATCCATCCACTCAATGAATACTTTGATAAGAAACAAGCAAAACTCATTCGTGAGAAGGAAGCGCGTCAGAAGCGCGATGCTGTATGGAAGCTGAAGCAGGCTCAAAAGGAACTTGCAGAAGCGCAGGAAAAGATCAGGAAGTTAACACGAGATGATTGTGTTCACCGTCGTGAACACCGTCCTGACTGCGGGTGCAAGTCCTGTGTTGGAATGTAAGGAATGAGGAATCAAAGATGAGAACGTTGATGATCTTTAAGGGCTTGCCCGGGTGTGGAAAGTCGACAGAGGCTGCCGCGCTTGTTAAACGTGAGCCCAAGCGTTGGGTACGCATCAACAGGGACGACCTGCGTGGGATGTGCGTCGGCCCTGGGAACAACCCACATTCTCGTGATGTTGATCGTGAGGACCTCATTCGCTCCATGAAGGAGGCGCTCACACGTCAGGCGTTCGAGAACGGTTACGATGTCATCCTGGACGACACGCACCTGGTGCCGATGACCGTGAAGAAGCTTCACCAACTCGCCGCGAGTGTGGGCGATGTGAAGGTCATCGAGAAGGGCATCAACGTCGACCTGAAGACCTGCATCGAGCGTGATTCGAAGCGTACCGGCTTTGCACACGTGGGTGAGAAGATCATCATGAACATGGCCCGAGGTGCAGGTCTCGACAAGGGTCGAAAACTCTCGGACAAGGAAGCGTACTACGAACCGCGACCGGATTCGTTCAGGGTCGTCGTCCAGGATGATACGCTTCCCAAGACCATCATGTGTGACCTTGACGGCACGCTCGCTATCATCGGTGACAGGACACCCTACGATGCGACTGACTGTGACATCAAGGACTTCCCAAACTGGCCCGTGATCCAGACTGTGCTCGCAATGCACGACAAGGGCGTGAAGATCATGTTCATGTCAGGTCGCGATCAGAAGTACCGTCCTGAGACAGAGCGCTTCATCGAGAAGTACTGCAGGGTGCCTTGCTCCTGGGTCTTCTCGAAAGAGAACGATGGTCGGTCAAAGGACGTACACATCCAGTATGAGCTCCACATGCGTGGTGAGACAGCACCCGATCCCGACAAGCTGGACCAGCGCAAGGACAGCGTCATCAAGCAGGAGCTCTACGACAAGTACGTTCGTGATCAGTACAACGTGTTGTTCGTCCTTGACGATCGAAACCAGGTCGTTGACTTTTGGAGGAGCATCGGCCTAACGTGTTACCAGGTCGCGCCCGGGAACTTCTGATGTTTTGGTTGGGCTTTGTCGTAGGACTAGCGTTGGAGGAACATGAAGCTTTCTGAGTTTCAGATCGGTGTGAAATTCAAGTGTGGAGGCAAAACGTGGCTGTGCACAGACATTGGAACACGTGTTGTTTCTGCAATCTTGTTGGATGAAAACAACGACCTATCATGGTTTAATGGGCCCCCATACGCAGTCAGAGAGTTTGTTTTTGACGAGTATGATCAGAAAGCATGCACTCGATCATGAAAAAGTTGACTATTGAGTTTTTGAAGACTCGTCATACAAAAGAACTACTCGATCTTTTTAGGTCACTCAGCATCCAACACCTTGGTGATGTTTACTGTCTTGGGTTTTGGTGGGATGCATCTGATGTATCTGTTGATGACATCAGAAAGCTTCTCTCAACACGTGAGCACGTGCCGAACAAACATGAGTCAAGGGAAGCGCGCATCAAGCGCAAGAAGTCGGGCTCAAGGCGAGGAAGAGGTGACAGATGAATGAACTGATAGCTTCATGGCACCTACGTTCTGAGGAGTCTCGCAGTGCTGTCATCAAGGAACTTCGTGACATTGCTGACTCATGGACAGGACACAATCAGGAGGACGACCCTGAGACGTTTGAAGACAGTGAAACGTTGAACCTCATTGTTGAGATCATGGAGTACATCAATGCTAGAAAGTAACTACACTAACCTGAGCGCTGACGAGTACGATTTTGCGCTAACGTACAACTCAAGTTACTGTCGTGAAGGACGTGAACCTGAAATCCTAGACACGCCCAGTGGATTAGGATGGTTCTTGGTGATGATGACAGGTGTGGGTACTAATTCTGCAGCGGGTCTTCTTTGGGCGCGTAAGAAGCAGACACAGGCGTACAGATGAAGAAAGAAGTGCTTGCGATCGCCCCTGTTGTTCTTGTAGATGACTGCGGAGCAGTCAAGAAGAACAGGTACATCGGCAAGAAGCGCCCACGATGTTCAGGTGGTCTAGGGTGTAACACGTGTTGGGCACAATATGCGTCAAAACCTCACGACAAAACGTGAGAACTGGTCAGTGAACGTTGGGGCACCAACACCACCTGTGTTTTTCACAAAGAACGCTGTCTCAGGATCGTGACCCATGTACTGATGTGCTGAGTAACCGTGCACTCGCGCAGAGTTCTTACGAAATTCAATGTCCCTACCTCTGAACGTTTCTGCATCGTGTTCAACAATGTATGCGCATCCGGCACTCATCATTGCCTCAACAACACCTGCGCGCTGAGAGGCATATCCGTCAACGAGCACCAATGTCATTGACGGGCGTGTGATCCCGACACGTGTTTGTTCGATCGCCGTGTCATCTTTGAGCATGATGATCTGATGCGGTGGTGTCGTTGAACCGCTCATGCAGTTCGCACACGTTGACCACTCAGGCTCACGTTCAAACGAGGTGATCTTCTCAACACGTGGTAGCGAGTGGAAGAACGGCGTGCTCGCGAGCCCCATCCCGTGCTCGATGATGTGCATCGGGTTTTCTTCGCTAGCGTTGAGTAACGAAACACATTCATTCAAGACTGCAATGTGTGTTGCATACCTTGTGTTTCGATCCTTTGAACGTTTAGCGCCTCCGCGCCTGTTTGGGTATGACATCTGGTTTAAGTAGCGGTGAAAAACAGACTGCTGTCGGGGTACTGTTTACATAAGATGAATTCAAAGTGTAACGCATATCCTCGGACAGTGATTGTCACCAGTCTACGTTCTGATGAAGCAGCTGTTTATCCTTTCAAGGAGGGTGATTTGTTGCTTTCATTGGGTGAGATCAAAAACATGCCGGGTCACTGCGTTGTTGTGGACCGTAATGGAAACGTGTTGTGGGGTTATCACACAGAAAACTTCAGAGAGCCGACTGAAGATGAACGCTGAAGAAGAAGATGACATTGAGTCATTGGAGGCGGAAGAGCTTCTAGAACAGCAACGAATTCGTGATGAACATGCTCAGATCAGGAGTCGTCTTGATCGCGTTGCGGTGGTGCTCCCTGTGTTCTTGCGTGCGGTGTTCTTCGCACTGTGTGTGTTGTTCATCTGCGTTAGTGAGTTCGTACGAGCAACCGTGCATAAACACATGAGGTCGAAATGAAAATGATGAAGGCATACCCGATAGAGATAGTCCTATCGCTCACGACCGGATTCCTGCTCAAGGAGGGCGGCTTTGGCGACATGCATGAGCTTGTCGAATGGGTGTTGGGACACCCTGTGTGGACACACGAGCTCGCAGACAAGGGGTTCTTTGCCCGTTTACAGGAAGCTGTGTTTGCGCAACACCCAGACTTACGCACCGCAGAAATCGTCGATGTAGACAAGATGAAGCCAGATATCAAAACGTATTTGGAGGACTATACCGCTCGTGCTATCGAAAAATATGGGCGCCTCATTGAGGTACAGAATGGCTGAGTTTCATAAATACGTGCGTACGCCGCACATCAGGGGCTCTCGTTTCCAGCATGGTGATGAGGACCTCGAGGCAGTCTCATTCGATGAGCTCAAGGGAAAGCACCTTGTCATTGAAGAAAAAGTTGACGGTGCGAACGCTGGCATTAGCTTCTCACCCAAGGGTGAGTTGCTGCTTCAATCGAGGGGTCACTACCTCCGCGGAGGGCCTCGAGAAAAACACTTCAATGTCCTCAAACAGTGGTCATCATGCCACAAGGAAAGATTCTTTCAGGCGCTCGGAACGCGTTACGTGATGTACGGTGAGTACCTCTACGCAAAGCACACGTACTTCTACGATGCACTCCCGCATTACTTCATGGAGTTCGACGTTCTCGACACACATGAGAACGTGTTCCTGGGCACTGACTCGAGGTCATTGCTCCTGATGGGTCTAGGCATCGTGCCCGTGCTCGTGTTGGGGCAGGGCAGGTTTGACAGCGTTGATGACATACGCAAGTTCATCGGAAGAAGCAACTTCATCACAAAGAACAGGCGAGACAACCTCATTACAGCGGCCCAACAGGCGGGCGTTGAACCCGATGTTGCCGTCAAACACACAGACATGTCATCTGACATGGAAGGCCTCTACATCAAGTGGGAGGAGGACGGGCTCGTCAAGGGCAGGTACAAGTTCGTTAGAGAAACGTTCACAAACTCGATCATGGACCAAGAAGATCACTGGTTGAATAGACCGATCATCGAGAACGCCCTGCTCCCAGGCGCGTTCGATAGGATGTTTGAGTGACAGTGAACGTGCTGATCAAATTGTGGTATGATGAATCATTATGAGCACAACATACGCATGGGCAACTGACATTCATCTCGATCACATCGCTGATGAAAGTAAGATCATCAAGTTTGCTGAGAAGCTTGTTGAGACAGATCCTGCTGGCGTTTTCCTGACGGGTGACATCTCGAGTTCAAAGAAGATCGTGTATCATCTTTCTGCACTCGAACGCATCGTGCAGAGGCCCATCTACTTCGTGCTAGGTAACCACGATTACTACGATGGTGATGTCCAGACAGTCAGGAAGACGATGCGCGAGGTGTGCAGCATCTCTGAGTTCCTGAAGTACATGCCACTGACACACTACACGATGTTGTCGAAGGACACGGCAGTCGTTGGCCACGACGGGTGGTACGATGCGCTCTACGCTGACCCACATCGTTCGAGGTTCTTGATGAGTGACTGGGTGTTGATCCGTGACTTTGTCCCATACTCCGGGGGCGGACAATTCATGAACATGATGGGTGACGTTAAGGACAGGTACGGCCTCGTTGAGGCTGTCCAAAAGCTCGCTCACGAGGCCACGACACACGTGATGCTCGGCATCAAGGACGCAGTGAAACGCTTCAAGAACATCGTTGTACTCACACATGTTCCACCGTTCAAGGAATCGCACGTTTATAACGGCGTGCAGGGTGACGACAACGCCCAACCGTGGTTCACGAGCAAAATGATGGGTGACATGCTCTTGGACGCAGCAAAGACGTACCCAGACGTTAGCTTCACGATCCTGGCAGGTCACACTCATGGGCCCTTCGACGGTCAAATCGTACCAAACCTTCGTGTTAGCGTCGGTGAAGCACATTACGGGAATCCCGCACCGCAGAGGTTAATCACTGTTCCATAACAAAGGTCAGACATGGAAAATCCAATGTACAGGTACTCAACATCATCAACAGCGTTTGGCAAGACGCACTGCTTCATGGGTCCGGGCCTCTCAAGGTACTGCAATGACATTCATCTCATCCAGATGAATCCACCGCCTGATTGGCCCATCAATGAAGATCGTATTGCGGGCGATGCACAACACATCTTGACCATGCTTCACGGAGCGTACGCCGCAGGTTATAAGGCAGCGAAAAAAGACATTAGGGTGATGCTTGGAATCGATGATTGAAAAGTTCAATGATGGGTTCGTCATCTTTGGTGACAGCACGACGTTCCACGTCCAGCGTCAGGTCAATGAACTCGTCGGAAACGTTGGTCTGATCATTGCAGATCCTCCTTACGGGAACATCGTTCGAGAAGAGTGGGATCGCATCGTTGACAGCGATGGACAGTTCTCAAGCTGGATGATCGACTGGACGCGAGGTTGGACCGAGCGGTGCTTGCTCCCGGGCGGTGCATTCTATGTTTGGGGTGGGATCGGAAAACCCGTGTTTCGTCCTTTTTTGAGGTACCTCGCAGATGTCGAACAGGAGAAAAAGTTTGAGCTCGCTAACCTAATCACCTGGTCAAAGAAACGTGCCTATGGTGTGCAGAACAACTACCTGTTCACACGTGAGGAGTGCGCGTACTTCATCAACGGTGACGCAAAGAAGCCAAGATGCTTCAACGTTCCCCTTCTCGACACGAAGCGCGGTTACGCTGGTTACAATGCAAAGTACCCAGCACATAGTGAGTTCTACAGGCGCACGAACGTTTGGACAGACATCAATGAGATGTTCCGTGGGAAGGTACACCCAACGCAGAAGCAGCAACGCCTCCACGAGGTGATGATCGAGGTCCACACTCACCCAGGTGAGTGGGTGATCGACCCATTCGCGGGTGCAGGAACGACAGCATTCGCCTGCGTGAAGCTTGGGAGGAAGTTTGTCGTCATCGAATCAGACGAAAAGTGTTTTGATGACATTGTTACGAGGCTTCGTGTAAACGAGTTAACGAAAGAGTAAGATATGACCATGGACGAACCCACAGTAGATCCCCTCGACAAGGTTGATGACGAGCAGCTCAAGGTATGGTCTGATCATTTTTCTCGTCAGCGTAATTTCTCACAAACACGCAAGGAACGTTGCGAGAAGTTGATGAGGCGTCACAAGGCGAAGAAGTGGTCACCTGAAAAGACAGCACGAATGGTGCGTAGGTTGATGACTGCAAAGAGTGAGTTTGAAAAGTCGACAAACGCCATCGAACGTGTTGAAGCGCAAAAGCAAAAGCGTACCAACACAGGTGAGCCAACACCTCCCGGTCTGACATAGCGGTGATGTAGACGTTGCGTTGTGTTAGTATTGATGTGTGAACTGCATCTACAACGCAAATGCACTTGATGTGCTCACTACACTCGGTGATGAGAGTGTTGACCTCGTGTACACCGATCCACCGTTCGGTACGCAATCACGTCAGGTCATGTCAAGGCGTTCATTGGGCGCAATCGTGTCAAGTGTTTGTTACGATGACAAGCACGATGACTACATGACGTTCATTCGTCCGCACCTCGTTGAACTCCACCGCGTGCTTAAAAAGACAGGTACGCTGTACATTCACCTTGACACCCGGTGGGTGCACTATGTCAAGGTCACACTCGATGAGATCTTTGGTCGTGAGGCGTTCTTGAACGAGGTGATCTGGGCATACGATTTCGGCGGCCGCGGTAAACGTTGCTGGCCTAAGAAACACGATACGATACTCGTCTATGTCAAGACACCAGGTGAACATGTCTTCAATTGGGATGATGTCGACAAGATACCGTACATGACGCCCGGTCTCCAGAAGGATGCCCAACGTGCGAAGGACGGGAAGGTTCCGACTGACGTTTGGTGGATGAGCATAGTCGGAACGAACTCAGGTGAACGTTTGGGTTACCCGAACCAAAAACCTCTCAAGCTAGTCAAACGTGCTGTCATTGCATCGAGTCCGATGGGCGGTATTGTCCTTGACCCATTCGCGGGTTCAGGCACAACGGGTGCAGCAGCACATGAGTGTGGGCGTGAGTTTGTGCTCGTTGATAGGAGCTTGAGCGCAATAGACGTCATGAAGAAGAGGTTTGTCGATGTCGATGTCGAGTATAACACTGCGTTTGCGCATGATGAATGCGAATAGAAATTGTCACATATCTATGATCAATGTTGACAACCTTACGCAGGCTGAGAGGCACGTTTGTTTCATTCATCTCAAGCGTCTTGTTGCTGTCAACTGTGAGTTGTTCAACTGCAACATGTCCGGTCCCACCCAGACTCGCGCATCAGGGAACATCGTTGGTGGACGTCAGGGTCTACATAGCGCCTGAGTTCTCTGACAGCGAACGTTCGAACATCATTGAGGGCATACTGATGTGGGAGCGTGCAACGAGCGGACTCATCGTTTGGCACCTCCTACCGTACGAGTCATTGAGTACCAACCCTCCGCATCCAGCCGACGGTTCAAACGAAAATGAAAGGGCTGTCCTGTTCAGGCGCGCAGTTTCATCTGATGAATGGGTGCTCGCATGGTCTGCCGAGCACGGTCACAAGAAAAACCTCATGGGCTTGTGTCAGGGAGACTCAAGCACTGAACTTGCCTGGTTGTGGCTCGTTGAGAACAGGCTGCCGACGACAGTTGCTGAGGTCGTGATAGCATCGCATGAGTTCGGTCACGCGTTGGGTCTAGATCACATTGACGACAAATCGTCTGTGATGAGTGAGTACTACAACAACACAGTCAGGTGCCTCTCACAACACGATTTGGCTGAGTTTTGCAAGAAGTACGGTTGTGATCCAACAGTTCTTCATGAAACATGCATGAAGTGATCAAACACTGACAATTTCGGTGCTTTGGTGAAACTGGACGTCGGTTAGGTATATGATCGACACACGAGACACCGATGAAGCGCGCACTCTTGCTCAATGCCGACTACACACCGCTACACTTCGTCAGCGACTGCGATGCTATTGTGATGTTGTACAAGGGCACCGCAGAGGTGATCTTGGGTGCCGACGGCAACAAATCACAATGGGATGAGGTGTTCAGGTCGCCCTCAACATCTATCAGGGTACCGGCCACGATGCGCCTCGTGAAGAGGGTCAACAAGCGATGGAAACAACCGCGATTTCGCAAGAAGGTCCTGTTCAACCGTGACAACTGGTCGTGTCAGTACTGCGGTGTGAAGCTCTCATGGGAGTCGATCACTATCGACCACGTTCAGCCGAGCTCACGAGGCGGTGAAACGACATGGATGAACTGCATCACAGCGTGCAAGTCGTGCAACAAGCGCAAGGCGAACCGCACTCCTGAGGAGGCAGGTATGTCAATGCTCTCACGCCCGAGCGTTCCGAAGCCGATCCACTTTTGGGATGCATTGAAGTCGAACGTTTGGCACGATGACTGGGACGCCTGGCTCGCCGTTCGTTGATACTTATCCTCCATGAGGATGACAGTTAGTGAGCTACGAGGTCTCGTCCGTGAGGTAATCTCTCGGACGAAGCCCATTTGTCAAGAGGCGTTTGACAAGGACCTCATTGATGACGAATCATACGCGAAGGATAGTGTGCTCGTTCCTGATGACATCAAGAAGTCAATTCACAAGTGGATGAACTCCATGGGCATGACGAGTAGGAAGAAGCCAACGCGTTCTTCTTGAGCGTGATATTTAGGCTAGGAGTCCCATGCGTGTAACGCTCGATGACATGAAGAGAGTTGTGAAAATGACAATCAAGGAAGAACGTGCCGTTGATGCGTTCAAAAATGAGATCAAACGTGTGTTGGGTCCGTCAGTCGTTACAGAAGGAAAGGTCGATCAGGTCGCTGAGTCAGCAAACGATCGCATCACCGTCCTTGAACGAACAGGAAGAGCTGGAACGCTCGTTTTCAAGCCGTCTGTCATGGTACCGTTTCTCACACACTCAAATCCAGAGGTCAGGCGTCTTGCTGCCCGCACTGTGCCAGAGAGGTTTCTTTCAAAGGTGTCAGACGATCCATCACACGGTGTGAGGTTGGCAGCCGCACGAAGGCTCCCACCCAACGCAGTGAGTGAGATGTTGAAGCGTCACCCAGGTGATGATGAACTTCGTGTGATCTATAAGAAGAAGCGCATGAACGAAGAGGGTGTGCCAAAGCCAAAGGTTGTCGATGAGCCGTTTGACATGTACGGTGAAGAACGTCTAGGCGATGCAGTGAAGCAGGATGAGGGTGAGGACGACCTCAGCGAGCAGTGGTACAAGACGCAGGCGTTCAAGCTCATCCAGGACTACGGAAGAAACATTGAGGACGGTTGGGAAGAGATGACCGCGCATCGTTACGCATCGAGTCTAAGGGCAACATCAGGTGTTGTGGTCGATGAGATCAAGCTTCTTGAAGCGATCAAGGACATGCTCGAGGACCGTGATGATCGTGTCATGGACAGGTCAGCGCTCAAGGAAACGATTGAGTGGTTGAAGGCTCAGGACACACGTGAGCGCATGCAGGAGGCTGTGATGCCGATCATCGACATCGACATCGATCCTGTCCGCGCGTTGTTTGAGTCAAAGGTTGGCTCTGAACAGTACCTCAAAGAGGCAAACGATCTCTTCAGCATACGTGAGTCTGTCGTTCCGTCGTCGATCAGGAAGCACAGGTTGGGAGATGAGAACAGGAGGAACGTGAACGTTCCGGTGCTCGGTGAACTCCCTCACATGTCAGGTTTCAGGTCGATCGATGAAAAGGCACTCGATAGGTACTGCGAGTCGTGGAACACCCGCCAGGCGTTTGAGGGTGAACCAATGAAGCTTAGTTGGTCGACACACCCTAGCCGTGAGGGCAAGGTTTCATTTAGTGTCATCCTGAAGTGAGTGAAGAAAATGATCAAGATAACAAAAAACATGCTTAGAAGCCTGATCAATGAAGCCTGGTCAGATTCAAATGAAGGTTCAACATACATTCAAAAAACCTCAGCAAAGATGATCAACACTCTTGAATCACAAAAAGAAGAGCTTCAGAATCTTTTTGAGTCAGAAACTGATTGGCGTCCACTCGAGAAACACTTTGACATCATCATTAGTAAGCTCATTAAGCTTCACAAAAAACACGAAAGTGATCCAATGAAACGATTTCTTACTCTAAGAAATCGTTAAGCGAAAGGTCATTGAACATGGCAAAGAGACGTTTGATCGAAACACTAGAGGTCCAGATTGCTGTTCCTGACATCAATGGTAGCATCGTGTCTGACAACATGCTCTCTGAGTGGGGTGGAACCCGTTACGCCGAACTCAGTCTGCTCATTGTCAACCTTAGGTTCCTTTCGTTCGTGCACCAGACACACCACTGGACCGCAAAGGGTGATCCGTTCTACGGCGACCACCTGTTGTTCGGTCGGTTGTACGAGGCAGTCAACGGTGAGGTCGATGCACTCGCAGAAAAAGCAATTGGATTGGGCAATGTTGACAACGTTAATCTCCCACTCCAGGTCAAGCAGCTCGCGAACATGACAGAGGACTACGGGACAGCAATGACGTTGCCCAATGCATCTGATCTCGCCAGACGTTCGTACGCGGCAGAGGTAGGCTTCCTTAGGTGTGTTGCGCACTGCGTTGAGTCACTCAAGAACAAGGGCATGCTCACGCGTGGTCTCGACAACATGTTGGCAGGCATGGAAGACGTTCATGAGGCTCATGTTTATCTGTTGAAACAACGCATGGGGATGTGACAGTATGATCGATTTGTCGTCATTGACAATGTACAGAGGCGCGAGATCTGGTGATCCGAGCGTGTTGACAGGACCCAGTTACTTTAGCAGTTCAGAAGCGTTCGCAAAGACGTATGGTAAGACAGCAGCGTTTAGGCTGAACGTCACAAACCCACTCGTTGTGTCGAATGAAGAGTGGCCCGATTACGCAAACAACATGTCAAATCCCATTGAGGACGTGATTGCCCGAGTTGAAGAACTAGGCAACGATAGCGTTGTCAACGTTAGAAAGACCCCCGGTGGTGCACTGTATACGGTGTTCCTGATCGATCCGAGCGCAGCAGAACTGGTGGACGAAATGAAAACAAACGAAGTGTCATTGAAGCGTCTAAGGCGCCTGATCTCGGAGGTACTCCGTGAGGAGGACACAGCAGTGTGGGGCTCACACGAGGAGCTCGATCGTTCGATCTCGTCGATGGACGCCAACACGATCGCAAGGAAAGACTACATCGACGAGGAAACAGGTGAGGTATACCTTTCAGCAGGTGATGCGGCCGGCAGCAGCATCCTTCACCCACAACATCAAAAAGAAATTGAACGTAAGCGCCAGGATTCATCTGATGAATGGGATCGCGAGCGTGCTGAATGGGCACGTGAGGATGAAGAATACGAGCTAGAGAAGCAACGCGCGTTTGATGAAGCAAGTTCTGCGTATGTTGAGGCGTTGAGTGACTACGCCGGTAACTGGACACACTTCACATCAGAGATGCCCGGTGTTGAACCTGAGGACGCTGCACCCGATGCAGCTGACGGGTTCTTTCACGAGTACCCTGAATGGCGCTCTTGGGCCCGTGCACTAGACCTGTCGAAGGAAGACATCAGGTCTGCTGTTGTGGATCACGTTCATGAGGCGATGTTGACAGGTAAGGCCTGATCAACCGCTCGTTAACGTTAGCCTAGATGTTCCGCTCGGTGTGTCGTCAGACCACTCAATTGTTATGCTGTTATCTGAGTAGAACCCAACTGAGTTGTCGATCACATCTACAAACGTTCCTGGGTACGGAAGATCATCTGAGTGATATGACATGCCGTTGAACTCAACGTAACGTCCCTCAAGGTCTTCTTCGACTGCTGCTTCATATGAATTCAGCGTGCCGTCATCGTCCTCGCTCAGGCAAGACTCGAGCAGCACCCGCAGGTTCTTGACAGTCAGACGCATGTGCTACCTCGGGATCTTGATGTCGTACTGACCGCTGCCCGACTTCGGCGGGGGCGGTGTTGAGATGCCCTTTTCAGTGATCGTGCCGTCCTCGCTGACAGTGAGCCAATTCGGCATTGCGTCCATGACAGCTTCCTCTGTACATCCCAACCAACTCGCAAGTTGTTCAATGTCAGGCGGACCGAGCTCGAGCGTCAGGTCTTCCCACGTCTGACCCACCTCTACAGGAGAAACGTGCTCTCGTGCCTCGTACACGACACCCTCACTGTTTTCATCAACAGGCATCGTGTTTCGCTTGCAGTCAACACACGTTAATGAACCGTCTTTTTCTCTGCGAAATCGTTCGCCGCCGCATTTGCAGACAAAATCATCCTCATCATCCTCAATTTGATTGTCGAATGACTCCTTAAACGGAAGACCCTTTCTTCGCGCCCTCGTTCTCGCAAGGTCCTTTTCTTCTTCTGCTGTCTTGTCCCACAACATCGCCTCACGTTCCTGGCATGATTGACACCTGCACTTCGGATCATAGAGGTGACTCGTTGGTGATGATCCAGGATCATCAAACTCGTTGCATCGATCGTCAGCAATTCCAACGGTCGCCGTTGTCTTTCCGATCGGTTCACCGAAACGTTCGAGCACCATGCGGTAAAATGCTTCTTCGTGTAGACGAGAACTCATGTTCTCTACTTATTCTTGAACAGGTCTTCTTCTTGGGCTTAAAATCGAATACATGACACCGCACAACAAACCGATGCACGAGGTCCTACGTGAGTTCACACACGTTCTTCATACGGTAAACCCGATGAAGCTGAACCCAGACAACCCAGTTGAATACGAGTTCGAGGCGTTGTCGATCTTGAGCAGGTTTGCCGAGGCAGCGCTCCAGATCCCTGATGAGAGCGATGATGTCACTGCGTTTGCGGCGAACATCGTCAAGGAATGCCTGTCATGGTGGGTCGACGATGTCGTTGATGCATCAAACACACGTCAGGTGACCGAGCTGCTCCTCAACGTGTACAGGTCGGCGTATGCAGTTGATCGTGAACACAAGACCGTAGTAGAACAAATCGAGATCGGATGATGAGGATACTAATCACTGGTGCGAGCGGGTTCTTGGGGAGTCACCTGATGCTCCATCACCTCAAGAAGGGTGACACTGTGTTGGGTGTTGACAACTTCTGTTCTTCAGACAAGGACTCTGAACATGCGAAGTTGATCAACACACTATGTCTCGCCTCAGGCAAAGGGATGCTCATTGAGTGTGATATCATCGAGAGCAGACCGGGTTGGTGTTTGACGGACGTTGTTGAGGCGTTCAAGCTCAAACACATGGCCCACGAGAACTTTGACCTGATCTACAACATGGCGTGTCCGGCGAGCCCGCCCAAATACCAAGAGATGCCGATCTTAACGATGATGACGTGTGTTGCGGGCACAGGGGCTGTACTCGATCTTGCAGATAGACACGATGCCATCGTTGTTCAGGCGTCAACGTCTGAGGTCTACGGAGATCCTGATGTTTCACCACAACACGAATCGTGCTTAGGAAACGTCAATTCATACGGTCCTCGTGCGTGCTATGATGAGGGGAAGAGAGCAGCAGAGGCATTGTGCTACGATTACCTCAACACGTACAAGGTTGATGTGAGGATCGCAAGGATCTTCAATACGTATGGCCCGCACATGGACCCACACGACGGTCGGGTCGTCAGTAACTTCATCTGTCAGGCGTTGAGAGGTGAACCGATGACAGTGTTCGGTGACGGAAAACAAACACGCAGTTTCTGCTACGTTGATGACATGATCAGGGGGCTCGTTGCATTGGGTTCGATGAACACCAACCCATTGGGTCCTGTCAACATCGGAAACCCAACGGAACTGTCAGTTGAGGGCATCGCAAACACGATATCAAAGAAGGTGACTGGTCACATGAGTTCAGTGATCCGACGCCAACCGTTACCAGTCGATGATCCTAGGCAAAGGTGTCCTGACATCTCACGTGCAAGGGAACTTCTTGGTTGGGAGCCCATTGTTGACCTGGATGCGGGTCTAGATGCAACGATAGGATATTTTCGCAACATCATGAAGCGTTGACAGAAGACACGCATATTTAGTTCATGCGATTCACGATCTGTGAGCTGAGACGTCTCGTCAGTGAGGCCGTTCGAGCAGCGTATGACATTCTCGGTGTCTCTCCAACGGCAACTCCTGATGAGATCAAGAGCGCGTACAGGGTGAAAGCGATGAACCTTCACCCAGACAAGAACCCCGGTGTTGACACGAACGCCGAGATGGTCAAGTTGAACGTTGCGTACGGTCTGCTCAAGGACCCAGACAAACGTTTGAAGTACAACATGTCAGGTGATAGAACGTTGGGTGATGCAGGTTTTTCTGGGGGTTCACCACCACCTGGTGGCTCTGGTGGCTACAGACCGCCCACCTCACGAGCGCCCAATCCAAGTTCATACAGCGATTGGGTCAAGCGTCAACAGGCAGCAAAGCGTGCAAGACAACGTCAAAGAGCCGCAGAAGAAGAACAGCAACGTTCACCGGGCACGAGCAGCTCTTCATACACAGGAAACCACCCAGAGGCACGTCGTTACTACACGTACGTCAAAGGAACATCAAAGAAGTTTTGGTGGATTGAACGCTCCGGCAAGAACGTGAAGGTCGGGTTTGGGCGTATAGGTTCACAAGGTCAGGTCAAGACGCATTCATACACCAGTGAAGATCGCGCTCGTAAGTTTGTCAGGGACCAATCACTTTCAAAACTCAGGAAGGGTTATAGAGCTGCTCAGATACCCAAAGAACCCGCACCTCGTTCAACTTCAAGACAGTCACCCCCGCCGCGTGCTTCAGCATCTTCTGCTTCTACACGTAGGCCCACATCTCACGCAGGTTCAAAGACAACGTACAAGATCTATGGGCGTCGCGGTACGGCGCCTGTTCACACGCGGTACAAGGCGAAGATCTACACTGGACCTCAAGACTCAAAGTTCATGCCGAACACCTGGGCAGACGTTGGTCTCGGAACAGACGGGCGTTTGAGCGTTCACGACAAGAAGTCAGGTCACACTCAACACTGGAATGCAGAGTCGTTCGATAGACTCGTTGATGAACTATTGATCACAGAGATCCTCAACGAACTCGACATCGTGTAAGCTTGCCACCATGTGTGGTATGATCAACACATGACGGCAGTCCCCACACGATTCGTAGGACTTCATGCTCACAGTTGCTTGAGCGTCTTTGATGGGCTTGGATGGCCTCAAGAGCACATAGACTACATCCGTGAGACTGGTGGTGACGCATGGGCACTCACTGATCACGGGAACATGAACGGCTACGCGCACGGGTACCTTCACACGAAGGGTATCAACGGTCAGGGCGGTAAGGGCTTCAAGTTCATCGGAGGTGTTGAGGCGTACTATCACCCAGACCTGAAGTCATGGGGAAACGAGTACGAGGCCGCAAAACGCGCCAAGCTCGAGGCGAAAGAGGCGAAGAAGCTTCAGAAGAAGTCTGATGACGTTGAGGCGTCTGCCGGAGAAGACGAGCAGATGATCGTTGAGAACGAAGACGAGACGAAGGACGTTTCAAAGTGGTTCGACCCAGTCCGCCGCCGCCATCACCTGGTGCTGCTTCCGAAGTCACAGAAGGGTCTAGAAAACATCTTTGCCCTCATCAGTAGGTCATACAGTGAGGGGTTCTATAGGTTCCCTCGCCTCGATCGGGCAATGCTCAAGCAACACGGTGAAGACGTCATTGCGCTCACGGCGTGCATCGGTGGTCCGATGGCATACGCTGTGTTCTATGAGCTCCGCAACTTCAAGCAGGACGAACTGTCACCGGCTGTCTTTGATGACCCTGCGCTTCTCGATCGTGCTGTGAATGCAGTCTCGAACGTCTATGATGAGCTCACCGACGCACTCGGTGTCGGGAACGTGTACCCAGAGATACAGTTCAACAGGCTCGTCCAACAACACATTGTCAACCGTGTATTGATCGAGTTTGCGCGAAGGAACAACGTCAAGCTCGTTGCAACGTGTGATTCACACTACCCACGTCCTGAGATGTGGAAGGGCCGCGAGATGTACAAGAAGCTCGGTTGGCTCGGGTACGAGAACATCACGCCCGAGTCGATCCCTAGGAGCGTTGAGGACCTCAAGTGTGAACTCTACCCGAAGACAGCGGCAGTGCTGTGGGACACGTACATCCAAACGTGCAAACAGTACGACTTCTACTCTGATGATGTCGTCAAGGATGCGATTGAGAACACCTGGCACATTGCACACGATGTGATTGGGAACGTTGACCCAGACTGTGCAGTGAAGCTCCCATCGTTCGTCGTGCCCGGTCAATACTCACGAGCGCCGTTCAACGCGCTTGTCGATGCTGTGAGGACCGGGATGATGTTGAAGGGCCTTGACAAGGATCAGACATACATCCAACGCGCAAAGTATGAGCTCAGTGTCATCAAGGATCGCGGGTTTGAGCTCTACTTCCTAACGATGAAGGCGATCTTTGACATCGCTGCAAACGTGTGTCTTGTCGGTCCCGGACGCGGATCTGCGAGTGGTTCACTCGTCAACTACGTGCTCGGGATCACACAACTCGATCCTATCAAGCACGACCTGTTGTTCGAGCGCTTCCTCACAAAGATGAGGACCGAGCTCCCTGACATCGACTCAGACCTTGCCGACCGTGATATCGTCATCGACACCATGCGAGAGAAGTTTGGCACTGAAAACGTCATCCCGATCTCAAACGTCCTGACACTTCAACTGAAGTCGCTGACAAAAGACATCTCAAAGTTTCACGGGATCCCGTTCCAGGATGTCACGACAGCAGTCGCCACAGTCGAACAGGACGTTAGGAAGGCTGTCACACAGGCAGGTGACGATAAGAACCTATTCGTCCTAACGTATGAGGACGCGCTCAAACACTCAAAGAGGTACAGGGAGTACATCGAGGCACACCCTGAAGTTGCCGAACACATCCAGGTGCTCTACAAACAACCGCGAGCTATCGGCCGCCACGCCGGTGGGGTGCTCGTTGCCGAACACATCATGAACAAGATGCCGCTCATCGGTGTCAAGGGTGAACTGCAGACACCGTGGGTTGAGGGAACGAACGTCAAACACCTTGAGAAGTTGGGCTTTGCGAAGTTCGACCTTCTTGGGCTCGAAACGCTGCGCATCATCCACCTGTGTATTGAGATGATCCTCAGGCGTCATCATGGGATCAAGAAACCAACCTTCAACGACGTCAAGGCTTGGTTCGATGAAAAGCTCCACCCAGACAAGCTCGATTTGAACGATCCGAAGGTGTTCGAGAGCGTTTACTGCGCGGGCAAGTTCTGTGCAACGTTTCAGTACACCTCACACGGTGCCCAGAAGTTCATCAAGCGCTTCAAACCAACACGTCTTGAGGACATCGCCATCGCAACGTCGATCTATAGGCCGGGACCGTTGGCCGCGAAGGTCGATGACCTCTACATGAAGGCGATTGAAGACCTTGAACACGCGAAGGCATCAACACATCCAAAGGTATGGGAAACGCTTGAGTCAACGAAGGGTCTCATCGTCTTTCAGGAACAGCTCATGCAACTCGCTGTGAACGTTGCCGGGTTCTCGCCTCAGGACTCTGAGCGTGTTCGTAAGACGATCCTGAAGCAGTCAATCACAGCGAAGGGTGAGAACAAAGCGAAGCGCGGTCAGATCAGAGAAGAGTTCGTCAATGGTTGTGTGAGTCACAGCGGCATGAAGCTCAAGGAGGCCGAGGAACTCTTCGACAAGATCGAGTTCTTTTGTGGTTACGGCTTCAATCGTTCCCATGCTGTTGCGTACGCGATCGATTCCTACTACTGCGCCTGGTTGCAGACGTACTACGAGGCAGAATGGTGTTGTGCATACCTTGAGTCGGTGTCAAACAACGCGGACAAGCTCGCGAAGGCGATCAGTTCAGTCAGGGCGCTCGGTTACAAGATCGGTAAGCTCGACGTCAACGAATCAGTGGGTCATTGGACGATTGCGAAGGACGGAAAGACGATGGTGCCGAGCTTCCTATCGTGCAAGGATGTCGGACTCTCGGCTGTCAATGAACTCATTGAGATGAGACCCTTCGAGACAATCGAACAGATGCTCTGGAACGATGACGGTTCATGGAGACCTTCAAAGTTCAACAAGAAGGCATTGGGCGCGCTGATCAAGATCGGAGCGTTTGAATCGATCGGTTGCGTCGGTAAGGGTGATAGGGCAGTCTTCAACAGCTACCAGCACATGTATGAGGTCCTGATCGAGAACGGCGATGCCATCAAAAAGTTCCCAAAGAAAGACCCGCACCTGGGCAGAAAGACGTTCTACGAACTCGTCAGGGCGTTGTCATCGATTGAGGAGTGGACAAAGAAGGAACTAGCCGAGATGAGCATCGAGTACCTAGGTGTCCTTGATGTCTCTGCTCTAGCAGGAGAGACCATCGTCAAGAACCTCGAAGAAAAGGGTGTCAAGTCACTCGATGAGTGGGAGAACAAGGAGATCCATTGGTTCTGCATCCAGAACGCGATCCCAAAGAAAACACGTACAGGGAAACAGTACCTGCAGTTCGAGGCCGTGTCTCTCACAGGAAAGATGTATCGAATGAATGCGTGGGGATGGGACGGCATCAGGCAGTTCTCCCCGTATGCAATCGTGATCGCGGAGGTCGATAAGAACGATTTTGGGTTCTCGACAACGTTATGGAGATGTAAGGAGGTCGCATGATGATGTCAAAACAACGTTCTCCTTATGCATTCCTGTATGGGATCAAAGGCACGTACAAGGGTGTCTTGTTCAGGAGCATTCTTGAGTACTCATTCATGAAGCACATGGAATCTCAAGGACGTGTTCTAACGGAAACATTACAGTATGAAACGATACGCGTCAAGTATGAACACGAAAACAAAACTCATACGTACACAGTTGATTTTTATGATGTTGTGACGAAGACAGCGTATGAGATCAAACATTCATACAATGTGAAGAAGAAATTGCCAGCCAACGAAGTGAAGTGGGCCGCAGCTTCAAACAAGTTAATGTCAGAAGGAATTGGGTTCGTATTGATGACTGAAAAGGATTATCCTGTGTTGACAGTGGCAGATGCCTTTGCAGATCCGGATGTCATCCTCAAGGAACCAAAGGAGGTCGCATGACGTTGACACTATACCCATGTCCGATGTGCGGTAGACCGTACACAATCCTAGATCCGAGTGCATGGCACATCAACCCACGTGCTTGTAGGCAATGCCGCATCGATGGGATAATGGTCAACAGCTGTGACGCTGAGCAAGGGACATTCGATGAAAAAGAAGACAAGAAAACCCAAGCAAAAGAAGCAATTGCGTGCGATCGTGCCACTACGCGAACTCGATGTCGTTATTGATGTGAAGGGCCATGCGTTCTCTGTCGCTCAGGAGCTCTCAGCGCTCGGGTTGTATGTTACCCACGTTCTTGACAAGACGGGTTCTGTCTCAGGTTGGTGTACACACAATGCACTACGTTTCATCACCAGTCATCCCAGCATTGTCGCATGGGGGCTCAATGATGAGTGAACTTGCTCTGTCATCGGATGTATGTTTGGAGTTGGTCAACCATGCTTTATGAATACAGGTGTGAAGAGTGTAATGTCGAGTTCGATGTCGAACATGGATTGAATGAACCCGGTCCTGGGCGGTGTGTGACCTGTTCATCGAATAGGGTGAAGAGGATTATCTCAACAGCCCCTAGGTTTGTGTTGAAAGGCTCGTGCTGGGCCAGTGACGGTTACACTAAGTCATCAGGAACAAAATGAAGAATCAACAAGTGATTGTGCTCGTTGTCGGCCCTGACATGTGCGGCAAGACGCAGATCGCAAAGGCGCTTGCAGTGAAGCTGGGTGCAACGTACTACAAGGCGTCCAACGAACACAAAAGGTTCCTGGGTGATCAGAATAGCTTTCTAAACGAACTCAGGTTCGCCGATCCTGCAAGGCTCGACATCATCAAGCAATCGGGTGTTAGCATCGTGTTTGACAGAGGGTTCCCATGTGAGTTTGTCTACTCGCAGTACTTTGGAAGGACAACGGACACAGCAGTGCTCCTGGAACTCGACAGGCAGTACGCAGAGCTCGGAGCAGTGATCGTCTTCGCAACGAGGATGTCGTTTGATGGCATCAGTGATGACCTCGACGACCGCATCGGCCCAGAGCAACTGAAGTACATCTCGAGTCTGTACGATACATTCATCCAGGCAACCAGGTGTAGTGTGCTCAAGTTGTACGTTGATGATGAAGATCTCGTCCGCGAGCTTACCGACATTGAGTGGTTCATGAAAGGCGTGAAAGAAGATGAGCAGAAGTAGCTTTATGTTTGACGTCACATTCAACATGCTTGAAAATCGCAAGGCTTGTGTACCTGGGTATGAGGATTCATCAGGCGGGCATCTTCACTTTAGATCAGGTACATTCAAGTCTCGTGTAACGGGTCCTGAATCAGGTCACATTGACGGTGCATATACGTACCATGATGACAAACAGGCACCGCCATTTGACATGGAGTTTTGGGTTGATAAACTGGCAAGTGAGATTATTCAAGACCTTCAATCAAACGATATGCATACATTGAAGCGTGTACTGCGTAACGTTTTGACTCAGGCGAAGGAACATTGTGATGAATGTCACGGTGACATTAGAGAAGGATTGAAAAAAGATGAGTGCTAACATCCTATGGCAGTTGCAATTGAGCGCGTATGACACGTACGGAAAGTTCATCCTGACTGCTGACTCGAACTGGCAGGTGTTCGTCATCAAGATGAGGCAGATGATCAAGGTCGATCCGAACATCCACGCGACGATCGTGATGCCGTACCGTGACAAGTGCATTGAGGACGTTGACGTCCTGCTTGAGGAACACGGCCTTACAAAGAACGTTGACGTCGTTAGGATCATGATTAGGGCAAACGCGTTGATCACGAGGTATGATTTTCCATGGGCGATGATCTGTGACACTCTCGGTGACAGGTTGAAGCACTTCACACATGCGTACATCAATGATCCGATGCTGCTCAGACACTACAAGGCGATGTTTCACATCGCCAAGGTCAACCCAAAGGTGATCACGCAGGTGCACTTCCTTGACTCGCCGCTCTCACCTGTCGTTGACAGCGATGTATCGTACTGGCACGGTACAGTCGAGGCATTGTTGAAGTCTGACGTGTGTCTGTGGCACTGCGTTTCGATGCTGGATGTCATTCATCGTGCCCTTGTACAGGATTACGCACCTCACATCGTGAAGTCTATCATTGACAAGGGCATCGTTTGGAAGAGCGGCTACTCGATCGAAGAGATCAGGAAGCCTGTCGACACGTCAAAGGTTCGGTTTGACATTGAAAAACTCAATGGAAAGCTCGTTGTTTGGGTGCCGAACCGTGTCGGTGGGCTCGGCAGGTCGCTCGATTACACGAACAACGGTCAGTTCCTGTTTGATATCGTGCCCAGGTTGTGGAAACACAGGACAGACTTTGTTGTCCTTGCGGGTAACCCGAGCCAGAAGATCTCAAACGATGAGATAGCTGGTCTTTGTCCTGCGTACGTGAAGCTCGTCGACGGGCCCGTGAACCGCGATGAGTACAGGTTGCTAAGCTCTAGAGCTGACATTGTCGTTGGGCTCTATACTAACGACACGAACGGAGGCCTTGCATCGCTCGAGTCGATTGAGTTCGGCGCCGCACCACTGTTCACAGACGTCTATGAGTACAAAACGTACTTTGATAGCATTGCCTGGCCCACTGAACTCAGGGTGAATGAAGACCTTTCAGACACTCACAAGGTGCTGTGTAGGTTGATTGATGACGTCAGACGAGGTGATGTTACGTCTAAAGTGTCAGCATTGCAGGATCACATCAGGAGGTTTACGTCAGTTGAACAGACAACACCGATGATGATGAAGAGACTTGGGTTTGTGTAGGAGGAGTGATTCACAATGAGCGACGAAGAAAAGAAGCCCCTCACGCCCGAGGAGGCGAAGGCTGCTGCCGATGTCAAGCGCATGCTCGATGGGATCGTTAAGCGGCGACTCACACCAGATGAGATCAAGGTCGCCGCGGAACACGTCAGAGAACGTATCGCCCAAGAGGGCTTTGCTCGTTCACGACCGGACACGGAAGAAAAGACTGGTGTCTGTGCCGTGTGCTCCGGCACGGTGATCAGCGACTACGCGATAGAACGAACTGTCGACATCATGAACATGCCGATCGGGCCGGCGGGAAACCAATTCATCACGAGACGTTTCATGGGCTATCACTGTTCAGGTTGCGGTCTCGTGTACAAGTTTCTGACGCAGAAGTGAATAGTTACATGTTGAGAGCAAGAAGATGAAACTAAACGACATCCGTGATATCATTCGTGAAGAGGTTGAACGTGCGCTTGATGAAGCCGACAAGGCAGCATCAGGTGCGCCAAAGAGCTTCGGTGCGTTTCGCAAGAAGATGGCTACGGCGATGAAGAAAGCTGGTGTTCCATCACACCTTGTTGATGTCGTTGCTGATGTGGGTTACGAGGGCGATCATCCTGCTGCACAGGAGGCCTGGCGCGCTTGGGATAGCCTTTCTGCAGAAATGCGCGGTACAAAGATCGATGACGATGATTACAACTCTGTTGTCGATTTCTGCGTTCATGATGCTGTCATCAACATGCTTGAAGACACTGACGGCGACGGTCATTATGATGATGCTGAACTCGAGCGCATGGCGCAGGGTGCAGCTGACAACATGAAGCTTGGATCAGGTGTGAAGAAACCACGTGATCTGAGCAAGTCAGACAAGGCAAAAGACCTGTTGGCGTTGGTTTGTGATGTTCTTGAGATGTCAAAAGCCGTAAAGAACATCGATGACAATCGCATTGACACTGTGACGTATGATGTAACACGTAGTGATTTTCTTGAGTTGATAGAACAACAAGCGCTAAAGGCTGGTCTCACACAGGTGTCTGAGGACGAGTACCATGATGAAGAGACAGGATTGTCAGTTGCGATCGGTGTTGGTTCTGCAACGATCATGTGATTGAACAAACAATCAGGTGTGTTGTCTAATTTGACATGACTAGTGTCCTTGTGACCGGTGCAGCTGGGTTCATTGGAAGTAACTTCGTTAGACGTTGTCTATTACATGGTTTTCTTGTGACGGGTGTTGATGATCTGAGCAACGGTCATGTTGAGTTCTTGCCAGCTCCGATGCGCGAGGGGCATGGATTTTATGCCTGTGATTTCACTGACGCGAAGATTCTCAACAAGGTGTTAGACGGTGAATTTGACTATGTTGTTCACCTTGCTGCGGTACCTCGTGTTGGCTATTCTGTCGAACATCCTTATTACACAAATGACGTTAACGTCAGCAAAACGTTGCGATTGCTTGATGTGTGTCGAACGAGTGGTAACGTAAAACACATCAAGCGATTCATCTTTGCAAGTTCATCGTCTGTGTACGGAGGTGCAGACGTTAGTGTTGGACCAACACATGAGAGCAGCAAGAAGAACCCAAAGTCTCCTTATGCATTGCAAAAGTCGATCATTGAAGACTATCTCGCATTGTATAGCGATCTCTATGACCTAGACTCAGCGTGTCTGAGGTTCTTCAACGTATTTGGTCCCAGGCAGCTTGGCGATAGTCCGTACGCAACTGCAGTGTCAGCGTGGTTGTCGGCGATCAAACGCGGTGTACCAATGCGTTCAGATGGTGATGGTTCACAATCTAGAGACATGTGTTATGTTGACAACGTTACCAACGCATGCATGTTGGCGATTTCTGCGCAAGGACGTATTGATGGAAGATGTTACAACATCGCATGTGGTGAGAGCACGACCAACAACCAAGTCATGGATTACCTCATAAAACGTTACCCAAACGCAACAAAAGTAGATGCACCTTGGCGAAAGGGTGATGTAATGCACACTCATGCTGACATCACTCGAGCGTGTGAAGAGCTATCATATACGCCTTCTGTTAACGTATGGGAAGGAATTGAGCGCACGATCGATTGGGTTGAAAGGACACCTGAGTTCGTCTCGCTCTTGTTGAAGGTATGAAATGTTTTTATCAAACAAGAAACAAGAAACGTGTGTTGTAACTGCAACACGGGCATTGATAGACATCGCGATCATCGTTGCGATGTTACCGCTAGTCACGCCGTTCTGGTTGGGCAACAATGTTCTTCGACGAATCAGACGAATCAAAGGGTTGAAAAAGTAGACACGTGTTGAGTATGTTTGAAGCTGGATCACTCGATGAAAACGTATCCGAACTTCACTACTGCGTATCACGGTCTCATCAAGGACGTGTACCTCACACCTGAGTACGAGTCAGCGCCTCGAGCCATGAAGGTCCGCGAGAAGATCGGTCACTCGTTCAGGATCTCAGACATTCGTGATAGGATTCCATACATCCCGCACCGCGAGTTCTCGATCGCGTACTACATTGCAGAGATGCTTTGGTACCTATCAGGCAACAACTCGACTGAATGGATCAGCAACTACAGCGGGTTCTGGCGCAACATCAGTGACGACGGTCTGACTGCAAACTCTGCGTACGGTGCGAGGATCTTCAAACAACACGATTATCACTTTGTGTCAGACTATGCAGGCGACGGCCCGTATGATACGTACTACAATAGGATGCCAGAAGCCTGGACGCAGTGGCAATATCTCAAAGATGAGTTAAAAGCTGATCCTGATTCTCGGCGTGCAGTGATTCACATCAGGATGCCACAGGATAGTGTAATGGCGCAGAAAGACGTGCCGTGCACACTCACACTTCAGTTCTTCATCAGGGACGGAGCACTTCATCAGGTCGTTAGCATGCGATCATCAGACCTGATCTTAGGCATTGCGTACGATGTTCCTGCATTCACCCTCTTCCAGGAGTTCCTTGCGTTCGAGCTCGGTGTTGAGTGCGGCACATACACGCACATGAGCAACTCATTACACATCTACGAGAGACACTACCCGATGGTCGAAAAGATCCTCATGGACCCGTGGGTGAAGGAGTTTCCCGGCCGTGCAAAGGCGATGCCCTCCATGCCCACCGCCCCACCCGTTCAGTGGCTCATGGACGTTGAATCAAAACTTCGTCAAGCAAATGATGAAGAAACGTTGAAACACGTCGTGACGGATGCATCGTTTGATGGTTGCGTTACATATTGGCATGATTGGGCAATGATCTTGGCCTCACATCGCGCACAAAAGCTCGACCTGCAAGATCTCAGGAATGAGTTCATCAAGAACGTTGATTTCGTTGGGTACACGCTGTTCAGCAAGTAAGGAAGAAACAAATGACATGTATCGTTGGCATTCAAAAGGGTAGGTCTGTTTGGTTGGGTGGCGATAGCGCAGCAACGGGCGGTGATGGTTCACAGATGTTGATCGCTGACAAGAAGGTCTTTGTCAACGGCGACGTCGTGTTCGGCATCTGTGGATCACCGAAGATCATCGACCCACTCAGGTTCGCCGAGCTCCCGAAGCAGGGAAGAGGCCAGGACGATCGTCAGTTCGTTGCGGGTGAACTCGTGCCGACGATCAAGGAGGCATTCAAGCATGCAGGCTGTGTTGTCCAACACAAGGACCACGGCGAGATGTTCGAGGGTGCGATCCTGTTCGGAACGAGCGGTAAGCTCTACAGGATGGAGTGCAACTTCCAACTCATCACGGACGCGTATGGGTTCGATTCAGTGGGCTCGGGTTCAGACATCGCGATCGGTTCTCTCCACGCAACGAAGCGCGATGGCAACGTGCGCAGGAGGATCATCACCGCACTCGAGGCCAGCGCGATCGCGAATGCAGGTGTTCGTCCGCCCTTTGCAGTCGCGAAGGCAACCAAGAGGTGGTTCTGATGACATGCATCGTTGGGCTTGAAGAAAGCGGTGTGGTCTACATCGGTGGTGATTCGGCCGGCGTTGATACTGTAAACCTGTCGATCTTATCGAGGGCCGATGAGAAGGTGTTCATCACCGAGGGTGAAGACTTCATCATGGGTTTTGCAGGTTCGTTTAGGATCGGTCAGCTGCTCCGTTACGCATTGGAGATACCCGAGCAGTCAGGAAAGAAGGACGACATGTCATACATGGTCACCGACTTTGTCGATGCAGTCCGTACAATGCTGCACGCAAAGGGCGCGATGACAAAGGAAAACGAGCTTGAGGCACATGACGCAGCGTTTCTTGTCGGTTATAAAGGAAAGCTCTATGTGATTGATTCAGACTTTCAGGTCGGTAGACCGATTGAAAACTACACGGCAGTCGGTTGTGGGGCAGACATTGCATTGGGTGTGATGTATGCGACAAACAAAACTGCGATGAGTCCGGAGAGCAGGATTGAGCTTGCATTGATGGCTGCCGCCGAGTACAGCGCCGGTGTCAGGGCACCGTTCAACGTTCTAAAGCTCGCTGCTGTTACATGGTAGTAGAATCATGACCATGAGTCAGAGCAATCCAACGTTCAAGGTCTTCTGTGGACCCATGTTTTCAAGCAAGACGACGAGCCTCATGCTCGAGCTTGAGAGGTATCGTTTTCGGCACAAGCGTGTTGTTGCGTTCAAACCGTTGATTGATGATCGCTACAAGCTCGGTGCGATCGTAACGCACAGCGGTTGGTCAACGAGTGCGTATACAGTTGAATCAGGTGCAGACATCCTTGAAGTTCTCGAGGGCCTCGATGAAGCGCCTGATGTCATTGCCGTTGACGAGGCGTTCATGATCAACAACGTCGCAGAGGTCTTGGAGTGGTTGTACAGGAACGGGATTAACATCGTTGTCTCGACGCTCGACATTTCATCGAGCGGAAAGTCATTCAATGACGTCGGTCGCATCCTCACGTGGGCTACGCACGTAGTGAAGTGTCCTGCGGTGTGCACGGTGTGCGGTCGCGATGCGTTCTACACACACAAGAAAAACGTTGATGAAGATGAAAACGTTGAGATCGCAGTCGGCGGCGTTGAGATGTACGAGCCCAGGTGTTTTAACCATCACATCGCGATCGATAAACGTGAAAAGATTCACACGTGATGAGTGAAATGTTCACGTCGATCGTGGTACAGTACTTACTAACATGTCATCGCAGTTGTTACGTGAGTTCATCCGTGTTACATTGCTAGAGAGCGGTGTTCGAAAGAAGTTTCACATGGAACTCCCAGAAGACCTCGTCTTCGTCGCCAAAGCGTTCAAGGACAACGGTCATGAGCTCTACGTCGTCGGTGGTTCTGTCCGCGATGCGATCCTTGGGAAGGTTCCTAAGGACTATGACCTTGCATCAGACGCAACGCCTGACAGGGTGATTGAGGTTGTTAACAAGCTACCCGATCACCACGTTGTTGAGGTCGGTAAGTCGTTCGGTGTCGTCCGTGTTGTCACACCTGACAAGAATGAGTACGAGGTCGCGACGTTCAGGTCAGACATCGGCAAGGGTCGTCGACCAGACTCAGTCGAGTTCACTAGCATCGAGAACGACGTCCTACGAAGGGATCTGACTATCAACGCGTTGTTCTACGACATTGACACAGGTGAGATCGTTGACTATGTGGGCGGTCTCGATGACATCAAGAACAGGATCGTGCGGGCGGTGGGCAATCCTGTCGAGAGGTTCGATGAAGACAGGCTGAGGATCCTAAGGGCGCTCAGGTTTGCATCAAGGATGGGTTCCAACCTCGACAAGGGCACCCATGAGGCCATCAAGAATGACAACTCGCTTGCTGGTGTGTCTCCTGAACGCATCCGTGACGAGTTCTTGAAGGGCATCGTGGGCTCACGGTCAGTTGACCACTTCCTCAACCTGATCGATGAGTATGACCTCTGGCCGCAAGTGTTTCCAGGACTACGTGTTTCTTCTGCGATCATTGAATCAAAGCGTGTTCCTGTCGTGCTCGCGGCGTTGCTCATTCAGAACGATCCTACAATCGTTGCGAAGCGTTTGAATGCGTTGAAGTACACCGCAGAAGAGGCATCACAGGCGTCATTCTTGATGCGTCTAAACGACCTCACACCTGAGAACGCATTCAGGATGAAGAAGCTCTTTATTGCATCACACCTCACAGATGATGACGTGCGAGAGTTCTTTGATGAGGAAGGATTCATCAGGCTCAAGAAAAACGTGATGGACGCATTCATTGAGTACAACCTGAGCATCAAGGGTTCTGACCTCATCGCTCAAGGGTTCAGCGGTGCAGAGCTGGGCCGTGAACTTGAACGGCAGGAGACGTTACTATTCAGGCAGCTCCTCTGATGAGTGAGCAAACCTGAGTTAAACATGAATGACATCATAGAAACCCCGCGAAAGGGCGGGTTCATAGTAACGTACACGGGTAAGCGGTTCTATCCATTAGATCCGAGAGCGGAGGATGTTGACGTTAACGACATCATGCACTCGTTGTCGCACCTGTCGAGATTTGCGGGTCACTGCACGAGCTTCTACAGCGTTGCGCAGCACTGTGTGTTGGTATCGCTGATGTGCCCACCTGAGTTCGCGCTCTGGGGGTTGCTCCACGATGCACCCGAGGCGTATCTCGTTGACGTTCCATCACCGCTCAAACGGTGCCCTGAGTTCGCGTTCTACCGCGAGGCAGAGTCAAAGCTCATGTCAACGATATGCGGTGTGTTCGGCCTCGATAAGATTGAACCGCCTGCTGTGAAGCTCGTTGACAAGCGCATGTTGGCGACTGAGGCACGTGATCTGACGATGACCGAGGGCCGCGGGTGGATAACAGAAGCCGAACCATACGACTTTCACATCAAACCCTGGTCACCTGAGATTGCCAGAGCAAAGTACATCTCAAGGCTCCATGAGCTCATGCTCGGGAGACACGTATGAGCTTTCACAGGATGCATCCGTATTGTTTGACCGGTGAACGTTGTCTATATCAAGACGGTGAGTGTCGTGACTGTGGTCAGACTGAACGCCCAACATGGCCTGAGACATGGATGATGACCGCGTTGACGATCGCGGAGAGGTCATATGATCCACGGTTGAAGGTGGGTGCAATCGTTGTCTCAAGCGATAACACTGTCATGCTTGGTGTCGGGTACAATGGGAACGCACGAGGATTACCGAACGTTGTCGAGTCGATGGAACCTGGGAAGAGTGGGTTCCTTCACGCAGAGCTCAACGCGGTCATCAAGACAGACTTCAACTTCCCAAAGGAAAAGCACATGTACTGCACCCACAGCACGTGTAGGGCATGCGCAAAGATCATCGTAAACGCAGGTGTAAAGAGGTTTGTGTACAACCAGCTCTACCGTGATGAGAGCGGGCTCGACATCCTGAGAGAGTGTGATGTTGAGGTGATGAGCACCTCTGACGCGATACTTATGGCAAAATCGCGATGAGGACACTTACACAAGAAGACGTAATTCGCATCATGCGAGAAGAGTGGGACGGACGAGTGAAACGACTCGCTGAGACTGTTGACATTGCACTCGCAGCCAAGACTGAGGACGGCAAGGAAAAACCCATCCTGTCTCCTGAACTTAAGGTGATGCATAAGAAGAGCGGCATTCGTTACACAGACAATTGCCAGAATGCAGCATTTGCCTACCTTTAAGGAAAAAGTCAAACAGCACCCACAAAACGTGACGATGGCTCTTTTGAATTACCCGGTCTTACAGGCCGCGGATATCCTCATCTATAAAGCAGCGGCCGTACCGGTAGGGATCGACCAGGAACCGCATCTGGAAGTTGCCAGGGAAATTGCCCGCAAAATGAATGAAAAATATGGTATG